TAATTTCATATATGTTATCTAACATATATGTTGCGGTTTTCATCTTCAATTCTTTCTCCAAATCAATTTTAAACTCTCTGATTAGATTATATAGTTCAATTGACGCCTTAGCCTTTGGGTTATAGTCTTTGATGTTAAATAACCTTTGAACAATAATGTTGTTGTTCACTTTCATCAAGAATTCCAATTTTGTAGTCGTTTGCTCTTTCATAATTTTAATTTTTAAACTTTCTTTTTTCTTTTCTAGCTAATTTTAAATAGGGTTTCAAGAAATTAACCCATTCATTATCTCTTTTTGGTAGGTATTTGAATAATCCATCTTCCATCATCATTTTCATCAGATTCTTATACCCCCTACCTTCAGGGTCTAAGGTTTCTGTGTGATAAAGTTCCACTATTTCTTTTCCATCATCTGTTATTAAAGGGTTTGACAAATCAACAATCTTTTCATTAATTACAAAAAACTCATCCCCAAAGATTCCATTTTTAGTTTTACCACTTAACAAGTTTTTTAATGCGGCATTATCTTTATCTTCCTTCAAAAGACCTTCAGCCTTTGTTAAAATATCGGTAACAGAAACTTCATTTTCAAGTATTTCAGGGAATAGTTTAACGAAAGTTTTCTCACCAAGGTAATAAATACCATCAATGTTATCTGACTTATCACCTGACAATATTTTATATGTTACCACATTTTGATGAGGTATCTCAATGTTATCTATTTTGATTTTATCTCCCTTCTTATAGACTTTCTTTTGTGATGGGGAGTAGATACTTACTTTGTCTGAAATAAGTTGTGTAAGGTCCTTATCATCTGAAAAAATAACTTTAGTTTCATCTTCTGATATTTGACAATAATAAGATATTAAATCATCGGCTTCGTTGTTTGGGATATCAATTTGTCTAACAAATGTTTCTTCCAAATATTGTTTGATTCTTTGTCTTTGTTCGTGATAAGATTCTTCATTAAAGTTTTTATAAACTCTACGATTTTCTTTGTACTGTGGGTATAATAGTTTCCGAGATGAGGAGTTATCCTCCCCATCCCAAAACACTACTACTTTATCAAAATTTTGTTCTTCAATGAATCGTCTGACGGTATTTAAAAAATGCCAAATCCCACCAACGTGTCTTCCTTCGTGATAAAATTCTTTAACACCGTGAAATCCTATTTTAAATAAATTATTCCCGTCAATTAATAGGGTTTTTGTCATTTTTTACCATTAAATGGTTCTACAATCAATCTTCAAATTCTTCTTCGGCTGTTGGTACTAACTCGTCTTTAAACTTGATGTCACCTTCACCACCTAATACTTTATTCCAATAATCGGAATATTCTTTCTTATACTTATCCAACGCAGTTTTATCATCCTTGATATAACCTTGTGGGACCGCAATAATCTTTCCATCTTTAAATGAAATACCATTCACATGGTTTTTCAAGATAGAAACTTTTGTTCTAATTGCGTATGACACCGTTCTACCATTTTTGGTTGCGGTAATGTGATTGATTCCCGCTTTCTTCTGATTACCAAACAAGAATACCAATGCCGATGCCAACCACAACGCTTCACCACCTTTGGCTTTAATCTCAGGTTGTCCAAATGGATTGTCAGGTAATTCTACCCAAGGTTGGTTAACAACTACCATTGTATTGTAATATGGGTAATCTTCTTTCTTTGATTTAGATATACGAGAGTGTAACCCCATACCAATCTTGTCAGCGAAAGCCGCTGCATTATGTTGTTTACCCCCTTTACCATCAAATGTCATCTTACAAGGAATTGAACCAACTGAGTCCCACAAAAATAATAAATTATATGGGATATCACCTTTCTCTTGTGCGTCAATAATTTCATTAATAAAGTCAGTTGCTTGTTCAATGTAATCAAACGAGTCATTGAAAATGAACATTCCATCCCAATCACCTTCTTCAGTTTGATTCGCTTCTAACCCCAATTCAACTGCATGTGTCCAAGACCATTTTTTTTCAGTAATAATGAATACGGGTAAATGTCCTTTCTTTTGAGCATCAGCGGCCGCCAAAATCATTGCGGTTGTTTTAGACGAGTTTGAGTGTCCCAAAAACATATTAATTCCACCCATCACAGGTCCAGGTAATCCGCACGCCTCATAGAATGCTTCACCACAATTATAATATGATTCGTCTTTGTATTTAGTTTTGGTAGAGTACTTACCTTTAATAGAATCTAATGATATTTCTTTTTTCTTAATAGCCATAAATAAATGTATTAATATTTAATAAAAAGATAAACCCCATTTAGGGGTTTATCGTAAAAATAATCAATTAGAATGGTAATTCCTCGTCAGCGTCATCATCCGCTTGTGGGTCAACATAAGTTTCTACCTTTGCAGAACCTCCACCAAATGATTCTTCAGATACGGATGAATCACCGTAAGTATACTTACCTAATACCGTATCCCATTTTGGTGTTTGTCCGTTAGCAATTGCTTCCAAATACTCAACAGGTTTTTTAGAATACACATCTCTCCAAGTTAATTCATCATTAACCCAAGTATCAGCAGTTTCCTTGTCTTCATGTACAGGTGTTGGGTCATCATACATAACCGTTTGGATAACAGTATACTCTTTTCCTTTAGGGGTTTTAGCCTTTGTCAACTCAAGGATAATATCTCTTCCTTTATCAGGGTCGGTGATATCTCCTTTTGCTCTCCAAATTGGAATGATTTTGTCCAACACACCTTCATTCTTGTAATTGTGTTTGAAACGCCAGAATTTAATTCCGTCTTGTTCGTTATCTCGGTCAATAACTTTAACAATGTAGAATTTACGAGCTCTGTAATCAGCCGCAAGTTTTTTATCACTTTCTTTTCCTGTTGATGTTAACTCTTCATAAACTTCGGAAAGAGGTGAACGCTCGTTGTCGTTCTTTTCAGGGTCGTACAACTTTACGTATTGTCCGTCCACTTGGATTTCGTGGAACCACGCTTCTTTAAATGGTGAAGAACCATCTGTAGTTGGGAGAATTCTTAGTCTTTTCTGACCTTGTTTCTCATTCTTGTCCAAGATAGCTGCGAAGTATTTCTTCATTCTGTCTTCTTGTGACATTTTTGGGGTGTAATTCCCCGACTGTTGTGATTTCTCGTACTGTGCAAGTACTGCGTCTAAACTGTTTGTCGCCATATATATTAAATTAAAAGTTTACTAAAGTATAATATTAAAATTATTGTCAGTCAAATATGTCAGTCAAAATAAACGGGCCGAAACCCGTTTTTTTTTTATCGTAGTCGTTTAAAGTTATTCAAGTCAGTTTCGTCCTCCTCAAAATTTCTGAAAGAACGTTTAATATCGGAAGGTGAAAATTCTTCAACTTCATCTTTTGTTAAAATATATTCATCTCTCCCTAATTTTTCAAAGTCTTCTTCTTTGTCTTCAAAATAATCTGTTAGTTTTTGATTAAATGGTCCCGAATCTAAAGACCTTAGTTCTAATTTTTCTTCAGGTGATTTTGTTCTATATTTTTCAATCTTAGCTTCTAAATCATTAAGTTTGTTAACAATACTATCCATTTCACCCAACTTATTTTCAAGGTTTCCTAAATGGTCAAATAATTGTTCAAAATATTCTTCTTGTTTTTGTTCAACATTTTTTTGTGATTTAACTAAGTCAGTTATTTCTAACTCTTCTTTATCACTTTCTTCTTTTTTATCATCAAGTTTTTCAACGTCAGGGTCATTTGCAACATCAACAGGACCTGTAGGTGCCGCACCAGCTTCAGGTGATGGAGGAGCCATTCCTGCATCAGGTGCTGGAGGCGCCATTCCTGCATCAGGTGCTGGGGGTGCCATTCCTGCATCAGGTGGTGGTACATCACCAGCGGGTGGTGGAGGTAATTCGGCATCTTGCTCCATAATGTAATTATTGATTGAGTTATACCTTTTTAACTCATTTAAAATTTTAACATCTATCTTCATGTCCTTATCCATTTAATAATTGTTTAACTCCATTCTTAGTTTCTACTTGAATTTTTTTGTTCTTATTAAGAGTGTTATCAACTCTCTCAATTAATCCATCTTTCATTCTAATAGTGTAACAATCACCAGTATCTAAATCACATACTTGTTTAGTACCGTCACCCATATCTTTTTCCGTTGTCTTAGTATTCTTACCTAAGTAATTATCTAATATTAATTTCGTGTTCATAATATACGTTTTTATATAAATATCACCATTTTTTAATTTGTTGCGTTATAAATATCAATAGCTTTTTGAACTTTGGTTTCAAGATTTTTTAATCTAGTACTATCGTATGAATTATAGACACTTATATCTTTAGTGTTAGGACCATTTATTGTAACATTATTTAGTATTAAAAATTTTGCAATTGATTGGGCACTAACTTCAACATCAGAGGTCATCCTATCTTTCCATCTACCCACTAAAAACTTTAAATGATTAAACAAATCATCAAAGACAGCATAAGGTAAAGTTGTTTTATCTCCTTCTGATGTCTGACAAAAAAATTGTTTATTATTATTAAAATATGTTTCAACACTACCCCATTTTGACGTTAACGTTACTCCCGCAAAATTATTTTCATACGCAGTAAACTTGAGATTACCGTTAGCTGATTCAACATATAACGCCGCAAATATTACGTATTTTAATTTAGACCCATCAACATTACTTACCACAATCACATTAGATAACTCACTTTTAACAGAACTAAATGTTTCATCATAAACAGTTGGTGTTATATTATAATAAGTGTTATAAGGTGATGACGGAGTACAAGTTTGTGGTTGAGTTAATGATTTGTCGCCACCAGTAATTGCTTGTATTTTAGCCTGTTGTGATTGCGTGGTACCACTTGCGTCTTTATTTTGTTTATCTTTAGCCTCTTTATCTTTTTTATTATTTTCAATAATATTTTGTAATAAATTATTTTTTAAAGTTTGGATATAATTTTCAATCTTAGGTAAAGAAGCCGTTGGTTGTCTGATACCTGTGATAATAGTTTCAAACGACCCTGGCGAAATTGTATGACCAACAGTTTGAATCATATAGGGCCCACTAAACATTGGTACGTGTCTTAAGTTGAAATACATTGTTGGCTGTATCAGAGCATTACCCATCATACTAATAGTACAAGTATAACTTCTATTTTTATACAAATTATATAGGGACACACTCTGTGTACTTCCTCCTCTATTTCCCGCTTGATTAGCCATTTGATTAATAACTTCTAAGGCTTCAGCGGTAGACTGAGAATTTTGTTGGTCAACCATAAACCCATAAAATATGGATTGATTTTGGGGACCAATGTCAACATTAAATCCAACAACTTTGTTTGATTTATCCCAGTCATTTTTACCAACTAAATTTTCATTTAATGGGTTATCACTTGACCTTCTTAAATCAAAGGCGTCGTTTCTATATCGGTAATCAACATTATTTTTTAAATCTAACTGTTCACTAGGTTTACCTGCATAATAACAAACCATTTTAGGCCCCGAATTTCTATAATCAACATTTAAAAATGTCCCAAATAAAGTATTAGCAAACTCTAATGTTCCTTCAGGTTTTGGTTTAGGATTTTTACTAACATCTTGAACATTATAAAAATTCACATATGATGGTAAATTATGAACAACAAAATTATTCTCTTGTAATATGGTTTGTACAAAAACTAACATACTCACTTTAGGTGAATCCATTATATTTTGTAATCTATTTTTTAATTTATAAACATCAACTAATATTTTATCACCAATATTTCTACTAGCCCTATCAAGTAATAATATATCCTCAAATAACGTTTTAACTTTAAAGTCGTTACCCGAAATCCATTTATCATTTATAGCTTTAAATGATTCCCATAACTCAACTTTACTTTGAGGTCCTTGTAAGTCAGAAGAGACTAATGCCTCAGGACTATTATTAACATTAGGTAATTGTTTATTTAAGATTGTCATTAAATTATTAATCACTTTATCTTGGAAACTATCAATATTATTTAAATACAATGTCATATCTGTAATAAATTTACCATATGTTAATGTATTATCTTTAGATTTTTGAGCGGCATAGAGTTTAATTATTGGTGCAAAAGTAACCACATTATCTTCAGTAAATGCTACATTACAATCAATAAAGAAATCTGTAATATAAGACCCATTACTACTATACGTTAATTTATTTAGTGTTGAGAACCCTATGTATGTTTCTAAAGCTTTCCAAGCATCAGGATTATTTGTTTTAGATTGTGATAATGTAATACCCCCACCATTATAAGGTAACGCATTTGGTGTTAGTGTTGTGTAATTAGACCAACCATATGGGTCAACAACATCTAATTGAGAAAATGTGTAAAATAGTTTTTTATCATACCCACTTGGATTACCGTATTTAATATATTTATCAAATTCTAAAAAGTTTTTGATTAAACTATTAATATTGGTTTTTTGTTTTTCCTGTATATTTAAAACTAAATCGTAATTAGTACTACCTGTTTGTGTTGGTACTTTAGCAATTTCTCTCATCATTGACTGGAAATTATTTAAATAATCACCATTTAATGTGTCATATACTGATTTAGAATAATTTAAAAACTCTTGTTCAAACTTATCCAAAATATTTTTTTCAAATACTGTAAACATCTCACTTATATCAGTATACCCTGTTGAGCTAGAATTTAGTGAGAAATTTTCTTGGTCGGATTGTCCTGAAAATACTTGTTTAAGATATTGTAATGGTGTTGGTTTTACTATTTTATTAACATCAAAATATCCATAGTTAGGTGCTGCCCAAAAAGACCTAACTGAACCATTATAAATTGAGGTATTACCAGTGACTTCAATTTTTTGTGATTCAGATGTAAAACATTCTTCAATAGTTTGGTTAATTAATGAACCTTCTGAAGGCATTAAATAAAAACTATTATTATCAAATGTTTTTACATAAACACTCCAAGGTATTATAGTTATATCCCTTGTTGATGCCGTGGTACTACCTATAGTATTTTGTGACTTAGCGATTAACGCTTCAGATACATATGTTAATGTTAAACCTGAAGTTATTGCATTTTGCACATCAACAGATGTGTACCCCGAAAGTAATTCAAATCCCTGATAAAAAACGTTAAAGTCGTTTACCATTTTTGGATAAAACCCAACGTTTATTAATGATGAGGTATCAACCCCAATTGTTGTATTTTTTTCTAATATAATATCAAAATTACCACCATTGATTGTTAGAGCATAATCTTTAGTCGGGTTATTAGTTACAGGGTCAAAATTATTAACATAATTAAATCCTGACCAAGAAGGTGTTAATATATCAACATTAGTTTCAACATAAGTTTTATATCTATGCCATACCGAACCTAACTTTAGAATCCAAGCGTATGGTAAACGATGTATAGCACCGAATTTTTTTAATGTGGCAAAAATATAGTCTAAATCAGTTTGTGAATTAGATTCGTAAGTTTTATATTTTTCTCTTAACGTACCTAAAGGTAAACTATTTAAAAATAAGTATGCAGGAACCTTGTATGGATATTCATCAAAATTTCTAAATTTATCAACCCCTTCTTGGACGGCATTCACAAAATAAGGTGTATTCAATATTGAAACACTTTGGTTAGGTGTTACATTACCACTATAATTTAAATAATTTAAATTACCTTCAGTTAAAAACTGTTTTTTATACGTTCTTGATTGATAAAAAGATTTTAATGTTAGATTTATATCAGGATTATATGGTAAAACATTCTCTTTCCACACAAAATTAGTAATTGGTCTTTTTTGGTCTTTAGTATCAGTTTGTGTAAAATTTGAAATGATTTTATTACTAACATCATAATTTAATATTTTTGTTGTATTAAATGCGGATTCAATACTTGATATGGTGGTTCCATTAGCCAAGTTATTAAAAATCCAATTGTAATTACTAAAAGGGTATAAGTCAGTAAAATCAACTTTATTTGAGGTTGTTGACCCCGTTAAATATTTAATTAAATTATTTTCACTATTTAATGATGTTAGTGGTATTGGTGATGAAATAAAATCTTGAGTATTAAGTATATCAAAACTATTATTATCTACAAAATTCTTAATATACACCGTATTAAAAATACCTCTAATAAAATTTTGCCAATTAAGTCCTGTACCTCCATTTGAGATATGTCTTAATATTAATAAAAAATTAGCGGAGTTAATACTATAATCCTTTAGAGTTTTAATTAAGAACGTATTTGTATTAGATAAACTTTTAAGTATGTTTTCACTCTCAGCTTCCGCAATGCTTTGGACCATAGAATCAACTTCATTGGTATTATATACACGACTTAATCTAGTATAGTAATCATACACCAATAATCTTTCATATATTTCATAAATAAATTTAACCTCCTCCTTATTTGAAAAGATTTCATCGGTTGTTGGGAATTCAATTGCATTAAATGAAACTCTTTGAGTTTCGGTTGTCTCATCATTACCAGCGGTTGGGTCCGCAGGAGGTGTGGTTCTTTCCACATAACCTCTAATAAATTCTTCAACAAATTCTACTTCAGGCCAAACATCATAAAGATACCCTTTTGTTTTACTAACAAATTTAGAATCACCAGGATATTGTATTTCAAATTTTTCTTGACCATTCTCACCTGGAGTTGATACAATATATTGAGGCCAAGGATATATCGGAATAGTTTCGTCAGTTCCCGAATCCAAATTATCAGGACTAGCACTTGACACTTCTTTATCAAATATTGCTTCTTTTCTGTATTTATCCTCTCTTACTTGCCAAGCCTTATAGTGAACTTCATCCATTAAACGTAAAAAAGCCTCACCATTGGCAAATATAACCGCTAAAACATTTCTAATATTAGGTACAAACCCTATTCCATTATCTTTACTTTGTAATAAATCGGATAACGCAATTGTTAATTCAGTTTCAATTTCCTCTCTAAAAACTTTTAATTGTTTACCCATAACACCAGTCAAGTCCATAAAAGAACTAACACCTTCAAATCTATACCATTCAGTAGTTATAAATTTATAACTGTCTTTAAATTTAGTTAATTCATCGTCGGTAGGTTCTGTTTTAACTTTTTTTACTTGTCTATAAGTTTCGGTCCATTTAATATCGTTAGGTGTTACAGTAACTCCAAACGTTTCTTTATTAATATTAAAAGGAATAGATATTTTTTTAGTTTTACCATTAATCGTATAAGAACCATCTTTACCAACGGTCTTATTTTCTAAAAGTTTTGTTTTATATTCAGTAATTAATTTATCAAGGTCAGATTTAGCATTAATTTTACCTTGACCATTATTATTATCTAACTCTTTTTTGAACGTATATATTTTATCACCGTTGTTTAGGACAAGGAAATTAACTTTATCCATATTTTGGTCAAACCAAGAACCCTTACCTTCAGATACAAATAGAAAAACCTTTTTTTCAAAATCATTTAATTTTCCCTGATAATCATCAATATTAGTAATTGGGTCTAAATTTTGTTTTGTAAACGAGTCTAAAATATTTTTAACAAAGTTTTCAATATTATTTCTTAATTGAACTATGGTTAATTCAGGAAAATCATTAGGTATTAAACCTTTTGATTTATATTCATTATACATTTCTTTAATTTTTTGATAACCTTTTTCAACTATTTGATTATCAATTTTAGAAAATTGTGATGGTCCTCCTTGTTGTGTTTGAACTTTTAACCTTGATTTGTACATATGGGGTGTTGCAATAAGGTGACCCATAGTAATCTCACTTAAAATAGTATATTTGTAAGTATAAAATTTTAAACTTACTTTAAAATTACCGTCATTTGAATCGTATCTAGTGGTGAATGTTTGTAACATTAACGCCAACTTTATCGCCTTCCCATAAAAACCTTTAATAGTTAAATTAAATAAAGGGTATGGTAAATTAAAAAATGCTGCGTATGGAGAATTATCACCACCTTCAAATAATGCTCTTCCTTTAACGTCCTCAAGTTGGATGTCAATGGTTGGCATAAAAGATAGGTTTTGATTGATTGAAATATTAGTTATCCCTAATAATCCATTGTCAGTTGCACCGTCTTTACCCCCTGAAGATAATGTTTGTCTAAGATACCAATCATCACTTTTTTTAGGATTTTGTATTTGTTTTTGAGTAACCTGATTAACACCTTTACCTTGAATAGTATCTTTACCTGTTATCTCATCGGTATAGGCGTTATCCATAAATGTTTTATTACCAGGATTCAAAAAATTGATTGATGCGATTGATACAGTTTGTATAGCATCATCAGTTGCTGAACCTACCGCTAACTTAGTTCTTGGTAATACTTTACACTCTAAATTAGCGTACATCACTAAATCTTCCTGTTTTACAAATCTTTCTTTGACATTACCATCTAAGTCAACCACTTTATTAGGGTCAACGACAATAATGTTGTTGTAATCAAATTCAACTAAAATGTTTTCTATTTTATCTACCATAATAGAAGAAGTGGTTGTCTAATGTATTTTTATAATCTTGTAATGAAGCTACTAAAGGAAATGGAATTGTCAATATAGAACCATCAGGAATACTCCATTCTTGTCCTCCATACAATGGATTTGCCACTAAAATTAACCAACCAAAATAAGGTGCTCCGTAATATTGCTGAGATAATTTATCTAATCTTGTTTGAGCAACTTTATATACATATCTTTTATCAGTACTCTTACTCGGTAGAGTGATATAAGGAACAACAGTTTGTTCCCCATTTAAAATAAAATTATTATATCTATTATAATATTGTCTACCCATTATAAATTTATTTTACCATCAAACGTATTTTTATCATTGGCCTTATCACCATAAGGAACTGTCCCATAAATATCTTTTATATATTTTTCTTGTTGAGGGAATTTAACTTCATCTTTCTGTGTTGTAAAATTAAACTTTCTGGTTTTACCTTTAGGGTACATTAATTTATCAATACCTGTTAAATATGGTTTATAACCGTCACTCTTTTTAAACTTCTCAAAATTCTTTTCTTCAGCTTTTAGTTCTTTTTCATAATTTTTAGCCAATTCATCACAAGCTTTATCAAATGATTTTCTTAAATCTTTAGGTGTTTTATAATTAACTAAAGGACCGCTAATTACAAAATTTTTAAAATCTTGTAATTTATTTTTATCAGTAAACACTCTAGCCATTACCATAAAGAAACTTAAGGGTATTGATGTTTCACCAATCTTATCTGTTGCAGGTTTAAAAACTCCAACCGAAGTATAGTCTTTAGTTAACACTTTATTATCGGTCAATAATTTAATATAAGAATTAAGTGAAGTAGGTAAAGTTTTATAATCTTTTATAAACTCATCATATGTATTACTAACCCCTACACTAGTTGAGCTAACCGCCCCTTGAGCCGTTGACCCACTAATGTTGTATATAAAGACTTTATTCCCAACTATTTTACCATCAGTCTTATCCGCAACACTATTTAATTGCGCAATTAAACTTATTAAATTATTTTCTTGTCCAACAATATCTTGATTAATAGTAGCTAAACCACTATCAAAATCACCTTGCAAAGTATCAATGTACTGAATCATATTTTGTTTAAGTATCACAAACTCAGCAACACTAGGTGAAAATCCCTGTAAAAAAAGTTCTTGTATAATCGGATTACTATTATTATTAATACCTAACCTAACTAAATCAAATAACTCATTTGAATTGGTTAAATCAGGTTTTCCATATATTTCACACTCCGCATTTCCTGATTCATTTTTAACATTACCTTTAGTATATTGTCTTTTTGAGTTAACCATTTGTAAAACACCATTATTATATTGTAATAATATTTTTTCTAATTGATTCGTTATGTTTTCAAAATATGACTTATTGGTATCATATAAATTATCCATCACTTTTTGGTAAAATATTTCACCCGTTTCACCAGTAAATTGTGGTGTAGTAACTGGTACTGTTTTCTTTATCTGACCTATTGTTTCACCACCATTTGATTGATTTGACACATTATTATTTGCTTTACCATTTGGTTGTGCTGCTAAAATGGCGTCAAACACTTCTTTATCTAATGCCGATGTGTCTTCGGTAAATACCGCCCTTTCATCGTATATTTCAGTATTTGCGTAGTAATTAAATGATAACGCATTTTGTAATTGGTCAACAGGTTCTTTTAACCCCATACCACCAATCATTTTAAAACTTAGTGATACATTAACCATCATTGGTTGAACCCCAATACCTTCAGGGTTCATGTCATAAATTAATGGTTCATAACTAAAACTTACGTTATCGGGAATTATTTTAGTATGGTAAAAATCACCTATTCTTAATACCAATACAGGTGGAGCCCCAAACGCAGTATTAACTGAATCATTATATTTTGGTTTACCGTCAGGGCCTATCACAGGAATTGTTTCACCAGGTCTCACACATTGATTTAAGAATGTTAAACGAGAGTTTAAACCTTCGGGAGTCATTGAGTGAAACGCAGGATTGAAATGTTTTATTTTCTCTGAGAATGATTTATACACCATAGGCTCGTTTTCCTTAATCATTTCAAAATAATCACATTCAGATAGTAAACTTCTTAATATTTTTTTACTTAACCCTTTTTTAAGTTCAGTAGATATTGTTTTTTGTGGTGTAGGTTTAATTGGGGTTATAACAATATCGTCTTCTTTTTTCTCATCAATAACTACAGGTTCATCTATTTTTTCATTAGTTGCTGAACCATTAACCTTAATGTTTTTAATTTTAACTCTACGACATGCCATTGCACTTGTTGAATTAATTCTAGCGATACTTCTATTTGTTGAGTTATTTTGTGCAACTGAAGTATCAGGAAATTGTAACTTAGTACAATCCACGTCATTTCCAACACCAGAATCAGTTGTGGTAACTTCAGTAGTACCTGACCCAATTTCAACCGATGTCTTAGGTATTACAATATTTTCACCAGCACCTTGTTCTAAGGTAACTTTAAACTTACCTTCAGTAATATATTTTTCAAGACCTTTAGAACTAAAAAACTTCTTTATTGAATCAATCCTCCTATTAGATAACGCCTTATTATAATTTTCAGACGCCACCGCAGAAGCCGAACCAACCATTTCAATACTTATAGGTCCATAACCTTTTTCTAATAATTTTATAGAATCATTTATAAAATTAGAATCACCTTCAGCAATATTTTTAAAATTACTTTTTATAACAGTATCAAAAAATCCTGTTGTTTTAGATTCACCATTATCAGTTTTAAATACCGAATTAGCCTTTGATTGGTAAGAATCAATATTCGTTTGACTTACATATGTATCATAAAGTGATTGATAATTTTCAGTGGTGGTATTACTAGTTGAATTGTGCGGACCTGGCATATCATTTTCAAAATAAAATGCAAAATCCAAGTATTTTTGTTCAAACTCCTGAACTGAAGTGTCTTCAGTTTTTGCCTTATCTCCACCTCCACCTCCAGTACTATTAGCCATGTTACCAACAACATCGGTATTGTCTGCAGGTATAGAAGCTTTAATTCCCGCTAATTCTTCAGCAGTTAATCTTGGATTATTTAACGCCTCTTGTATTTGTTGTAATTCGGATACAGGTATTGTGTTATATTTTTTAGCCAATTCATATATGTCAAATTTTACACATCCCGCAAAAAATGATTCTAAAATTGAATTTACTCTTTCGGTACTAGCACCTTTTAATTGTTGGTCAACAATAATATTCATTACTGAAGGGCTATCCACAATTATTTTCCAACTTAACTGTCCTGACCTACTTGTATTTTTATAAGTATATATTGGTTCAGGTCTACCTATAAAATTTGTTGGGTTCCAATCGGCCTGACTAGTATCACTAAATTTTAATTCATAAGGAGGGAACCACATAACTCTACCACCATTAGGGCCTTTTTCACAAACAGGTAATTCATCATAAGTAAAACCAGGTCTACTTGATGTTCTCCAAGCCAAGTTCTCAATTGAGAACATATATTTCTTGGCATAAAAATCACCCTTCTCATTTTTTACAATATTGGTTGACCCAGGATTTTTAAGTGGAGCAATATTCAAATTGTAAGTATTATCTAAAATAGAATAACTAAAACGTCTACCTGAAGTAGTTATACCATCAGTTTTTTGTAAGTCAGCGAAAGTGTAATAAGGTGTGTCTTTGGTAAAAACTCTACAATATTCAATACCCGCTTCGTTACCTGTTGTATTATCTTTATATGAAACCACTTGAGAACCTTTTGTCATCTCCTTGTAACCATCGTGGAATACCTTTGAAACTTGGTTCATCGCATTACCTACGTGTTTTAATCTTGAGATACCCGTAACATTATCCGCAGAATCAATTAATTTTTGAGTATTATCTAATATTGAACCTTTTTTATATTCAAGATTAGTTGATTCATTACTTTGATACTGAGAACTAATTTGATTAAAGTCATCATCTTTACTCCCACTACCCCCACCAGGTGTTGCTTTAAATCCAGCATTACTTTTGTATTTTGGTGAAGTCCATATAAATTGACCATCAATACCCCCACCATTTTCAGATGATATACCCGCTAAACCAAACTTAATATTATCAATATTACCTTCATATAATTGACCCAATTCAGAAGGACCATAAACAGGTGACGGATTTTGTTGACCAAATGAATTAATTGGTATTTGGTTAGCTGGACTTGTTATTTGTGAAGGTTCAGCATTACTACTACCTACGTAATAACTACTTGTTATGGTCCCATTAGGATTCACAACATTATTTACCACATTCACTAATCCCTGAATAACACCCAAGGCCCCTCCAAACTCATTATTGTAATTAGGTGAATATCTATTATAATGTAGGTTAGCGAATAATGCTGACCTTTGTCCATTACCTGTGTTAGCTAAAAATATTTGTGAGGGGTTTCTATTGATATTCAGTATCGGACCTAATAATCCACCCGTTAATTGATTAACCGTACTTAACGCATTAGAAGTTTGGTTTGATTGTAAACCATTGCTAGTATTCTCATCGTAATAGTCACCAGGTATTAATGATACGGGCCAATAAGACCCTGTTAATCTAGTTGCAAAGTCTAAGGCCGCAACAATTGAGTTTTCAGGTACCGTAATCCTCCAATTTCTATAGATTAATGGTTGTTGACCTGTAGCTATCAATGCAGCTTCAAAAGGGTCTTGTAACGTATTTAAATTTACAGCACCTACAGTACTTTGATAAATTTCTAAATTGATTCTATCTTCAAATAAATTTTGTAGTTGTGCTGCTCCTAATTGAGCAATATACGAATCTTGAGATAATGAACCGTCACTTCCCGTTGGGTTATCACTTGATAGTATTGAATACGGTGAGTAACTTGATGCGACAAAACTATTTACATATGGTAAATGTATCTGACCTGGGTTGATTGTATCAGTAACACCATAAACGTAGTTATATCCATTTTCAGGGGAATAATCATTTATAATATACGGTCCTGTTATATATAAACCATTTAATGTTATTAACTGACTTTGGTCAGGATTAGGATTATACGGTCCTTGATTTGAGTCAACAGGTAATGGTGGTCCATTAAAATCAATAGTTAAGTTGTACCCCCCATCAGGTCCATATTCATTAAGTGGATATAATTGGTCAGGGTATGTTTGATTTAAATTGTTTGGTGAATCAATAACATTACTATCACCCAACACAATTTCATAATTCAATGGACCTGTTGGTGGTGTGTAATTCCCCACAACAGTATATTGAGCTAAATTTTTAGCCATTAAAGTATTTCTAAACGTAGATGTTGACGCGAATGATAATGGACTTTCAGGCATTTTGTTTTTTTATTAATAAATAGACTATAATGTATTTTATGTTGTTGTTAGACCGTTAGTTGTATTAAGTTTTTTGATTTCAGAATTGATTGCTTGAACAACTTCAGTTCTACTAATTATTTCTATTACCTTATCTTTATCAACATTACTTGAATTAACATTTATGTCTAAAGTTATTTGTGAAATGTTTTTATTTTCACTAACATTTGTATTGGTTTTGTTTTCAGTGGTTGTTGTATTTAAATTATTTACCGCCAAATTGTTATTCGTACTCGTTGGTGGTGTGGTAGTAACAGTCTGAATTGGGGTTGCCGTAGGGGTTTCAGTTTTAGTTTCTGTAGATTTAGTACCAATATTTAAAGATTCATCCATTTTTTTTAGGATTTCTGTTATTTTGTAACCAACCGCTTCATTAACTTTTTCATCTAAATTTTTAAAACTTTCAGTAAATGATGTATTAAAATAATCACCAAATTTATTGATACTATCGCTTAAATTTTCAAAGTCAATCCCATTTTGACTTATTGAGCCACTTACTCCTTCATAAAGGTCGTTAAACTGATTTCTAATTGTTTTAACACTTAGAGCATCGGTATCAAACGCACCAGTCACTGCTTCAGTACCTTTCATTAATTTGGTTTGACCTTGACTAACGCCTCTCATACTCGCAATTGCATATGGAATTCTGTCTTCAAGCGTACTTAATGAGGCTTTCATTGCTGCCGTATAACCCAATTGTTCTTTTGTTAACTCTTCAAGAGTCTTAGGTTTTGCAGAATCCATTAAATCTTGCATTGCATCATCACCTCCTGACTTTAATCTTTCTATCGCTTCAGCGATTCCTAATTTGTCACCACCAAGTTGTATTTTATATTCACCACCCTCCATTTCGGCCATATTGGCAATCATAGTTTTTTGTTCTTCAGTAAACGTATCAGGGAAACTAATCTTAGACATTTTATCTTCAAGTTCCGCACTACCAATCGCCATTTTGGTTAAGTTAGATATATCCATACCCATAGCGTCAGCAATCTCCTTCATTTGTCTTTTGGCTCCTGGCATAATTTCAAATTGTCCCTTTTCATTCAATTCAACAAATTGTTTTGACATTTCCGCAATTTGATTTTGTAGTTCAGCAGGGTCATTCTGAGCTAAATCCATTAATCTAAGTGGGTCTAATAAATCAGATTGTGTTGCTCCTAATCTTTGCATTGCTGCGGCCATTTCAATTGCGGATTCAGGATTAAATGCTTTATCTAAAGTCGCACCAATCGCATTAACATTAATCCTTAAGTTAACCGCTTGTGCGGCCATTTTCGCTAATCCATCAACTCCTCCTTGAAATGTGTACTTATTTAATAAGTCCATATTATTTAAAACTTCCCCTGTCACTAAAGAACCGCTAACACCAATTTCTCTAGCGGTATTCAAAATCCCCTCAATTTGTTTTGATGAGTCGTAAACTGATATACCAACATTTTTAAATGATTCAACAATAGTTGACGATGATTGGTCCGACGCTTCGGCTGCGGCGTATAAATCTTTATATGAATCAGATGCTAATACCAAGTTTCTACCTAAAGTATTAGCAATATTATTTTGAGTATCTAATACGTCTTGGAAACTACCTCCTAACGCCTTAACACTCACAACGGCATCAGCCATTGCTTGTTTAATACCGACAATATTTTCTCTACCTTGACCAAAAGTTGCAATGACCTTACTTGCTTGTACATCAAGTTCTTCCATGACCGCAGTAATTCTACTTGGGTCAATATTTGATTTAAATACCTCACCAACGGAATCAAGAACTTCTTTAATCTTTTTTCCGAAGTCATCCATAAAACTTTCTGTTTCTTCCGCCATAGTTTTTTGTTTTATAATAAATAGTTAACCCCAAAAAATTTTACTCTTTTGGGGTACTATCTTCAACTAATTTGTTTATCAGGTATTTTCTCATATATGTCGGAATTTTTAGAAAATCCGAATATGAAATATGTAGGAGTTTTGCTAAATAATAAAATTCGTCAATTAAAATTTTATTATATTCAGAAGAAAGGACGAAAAAATTCCACCCCAAAGGCAATATCAAATATTACCTCTTCTCCTGACGGGGCGATTGTTCTTCTAGATAAATCTAATGAAGGTTGATTTTCTCTCATAAACGTTCTGATTTCTTTTGAATCAACAATAGGTAATGTTTCAACAAATTGTGAAATAAAATTTCTATCTTCATTCCCGTCAACTGAATGTATTAATTTATTTAATCTCCATGTTATCTTTGGAGCGATTCTACCTACAGGATATTGGTCCGCCATTCTTTCTAATTCTAAGGAATCGTGGAAAGTTAATGGTCTTAATTTAAGGGTGTTACCTGAACGTGGTAATATCATTGTGTATAAACCATCAGAATCGGGTTGAACTTTTGGTTGTCTAATTGTGATTTCATCTAAAATTTCAGTATGTTCAAAAACTTTATTTGTTTTAGGGTCAATTAATCTCATACCATATTCAGGTCCGAATGAAGTGTTTCTTAAATAAATAAGAATTGCTTCCACATCACCCTCAACCAATTCTTCAGGTCTTAAATCATGTTCATAAACTTTATTTCTTAATAATGTCATTATAATATTTTCTCTACCACTTTGAGATGAACCAATTAAATAGTTCTCATCAGATGCTGTCAAATACCCAACTTTGATAGATTTTTTCTTTGACTTATAAAAAATACCCCCACTAGGTAATGATACGATATCGTGTGGTAAATTAAAATTTTGTTGTCCCGCTTCAAAAACATTTTGTTCCATATTATTTACTTTTTATTTTAAATATAGTATGGAAGTATTTTTAATAAACAAAAAATCCACGCAATAACTATTACGTGGATTAATAAAATATATTTTTTTATTTTAGTATACCAATATACAACGGTCAGGTCTCAAAGTTGCCGTGATGTCAGCAATTGCGTCACTGTTATAAGCCAATGAACCAAAGTCAACATTCATTAACCAAGCACCTTCTAATATCCATTTCTCTACAACAACTCCTGTTGGGTCTAACATTTCCAAGTCAACATTTTTCTTATAACCAGCAGCATAACCCATACGACCTGTTACAGATTCTGCACATAAACGAACCCATTCCATTAAAGCTTGAGATGCTGAAGGACCAATAGGGTCTCTAAATTTAACACTTATCTCACCCCAAGTAAAACGACCAGCAACATATGTAGAAGTGTTTAAGAATTGAATCTCCGTAGAAGCTATCGTTAATTTAGGTCTTGATGCTGTTTCAACAAACCACTCGTTAATCCCCAAAGTAGAAGGAAATCTCAAAATAAACCTGTTCTGTCTCTTCGGTTCGTAAGGTATTGGCATTCTCATTAATAAATCAGCCATATCATTTTAATTTAATTTTCGTTTATTTTTTTATTATAAATATCACTTGAAAAATTTTTCTATTTACTTTCAGATTTTTTAAAATTATCATTCCAGTATAACAGTCATTTCTAGTTTTAATTATTATTTATTTTTACTTTTATATTAATAAATATATTAATAAGGTTTTTTAATTCCTCCATGCGTTGAAATTGTTTTAATAATGTTTTCTGGGTCATCCCCAAAATGTGATTTTACTTTTTCTAAATTCCTTAAATCATCGTCGGAGAATCCTATTTGTGGAACAAAGTTGTTGCTAATCTCATTTTTAAGGTAAGCCTTCTTGTTTAAGAATTTTGACATCCTTTTTACATAATTAACAAATTCTGTCAGTGCATCAATTTTACCTTGTTCAGGGTTAGTTGCGGAACCACTTCCATATGTTACAGGATAAAATTTACATAAATCAAGATATTCTTGAATCATTTCTTTTTTTGATAACGGTTCGTCACCCGCCAAATCTCTATACTTTTCTAAATTCTTAACTAGTTCATTTGAATCAATTCCTTTATGGTTACTAACAATGAAGTTGTACACCGCATTTTTAATAACTGAAGGGGTGTGTCCTCTAGCTGTAACAATAGAAAAAATTGACCCGTTATTAATTGCCTCAACAAAATCAGGCCAAGCTGGACCTAATTTAGCTAACATAGAATCAACTATAAAATTTTTATCGCCCTCTACGGTAAAATATCTAAAAGGATTTGATGCAAACCCCACTACAGTGTGACCATTATATTCAAAATCTTCTTTTTTATCTAACATACCTCTATAGTGTGCAAAATCTTCAGTACTCATTGGTACCTCCTCACCATCTTTATCTTTTAAAATAATTTTGGTTGGCATTTCTAAAATATTATCGTCCCAATCAAAAGCATAATACTTCATATCAGGAGTTCCCTCCTCATCAAAACCTTCAAAAATTTTTCTTTTTCTCATTTGTTTTCTTTTATATATAAATAAGCCGACACTTAAAAAAATGTCGGCTTATCTTATTTCTTATTTTAGATATTCTCAAACGAAGCCCCCGTTGGTGTTATATAGAATGTTATATCTATAAACTCTAACGATTTGGTTGGTTTGATGTAGATTTTACCTGTCATTTGGTTTCTATCTAAATCAGCCGCATCTGATGATACTGTTACACGGAAGTCGTAAAGACCTCTATCTCTTCTGATACCATCTAAGATTGGGTTCACCGCATTTAAGAAATCTTGTCTTACTTTTTGGTCGTTTTGTTCAAACAACAATCTTACTGAAACTGCTGAAATCAACTTACGAGCTTGTAGTAACAATCTTCTTACATTAATTCTATCTAATGCCGACTCTCTGATTTGAAGTGTTTTATTACCCCAAATAACTGTACCAACATCTGAGAAAGTTGCGATTGGGTTAATTCTACCTTTGTAAAGAGTATCTCTATCTTCTTGAGTTAACTTCTTACGAGCCTTAATTGAACTAACAATACCACGAGTGTAACCCGCCGCAGCGAACCAAGGGAATGCGATGTTATCTGTCAACGCTAAGTTTTTAGTTACCTCACCTGTTGGTGGTAAGTAGATTTGTGTATTATTAACAGTATCTCTAACCAAAATCCAAGGGTAATAAGTTGCCGTGTAGTTAGAATCTAAACCAGCCGTCTCCAAATTATCAACCGCTTCTTGAGGGTAAATTAAATCAGTAGGGTCACCTAACGAAGGTGTAAACATATTGTAATCAGGTGTTGTTGTGATGTAAACTGAATCCGCTCTATCAAACTCAATCATCTCAATAGCACTTCCAACCAAATCAGAATTATTCACATAGTCAATTCCTGGTGTTACAAATACATTTATATTAACCGCTTCAGGATTAGAGAAAGTTTGGATACCTAATAAGTAAGCGTAGTAGTCAGTATTTGCATAATCAACATTATTATCACCAACTGTTATTTGTTTGAATGCTCCCCATCCTGTTGCCGTAGGGTATTTAAGTGTTGGACAAGAACCCTTCAAGTATCCACTTCTACCTAAAACAAATCTATCACCATTAGTTCTGTATTCTCTATATATATCCCATCCATCAAAACCACCTTGAGCTAATAATGTGAATTTTCTAGCAAATAATCTGTAATATGGATTAGATTCATTATCAGGGTCCGATGTAAATTCTGCGTCACCACAAATAAACGCTGGTGTACCACTTGTTACAAATGTATTTGGTATTGTAATACCGCTAGCATTTTTATCCATATGGAAACCTCTCGTCATATAAGCCCAATCAGCTCCTGTTACAGCGTCACATATATTATTTGGTAATTGTTTACCTTTGTATGAATAAATGTCAGAATCAATACCAATAGTATCAGAAATACCTAAGTAAGTTCTTCTAATATTATCACCAGGACTTGTAGTTACCGCATTTGCACCTGTGGATAAACCAAATGGTGGGTCAAACACCACTTCACCAGGATAGTCGTATTTATTTTTAATTAAACTAAATGGTGAACGAGCCCCCGCATATTCTCTTGTAGAGAAACCTTTAAACCCACAAGGTAAAGCATCAATCGGGGCGTCCTCATTAAGTTCTACCATAACATATTTAGAGTTCAATTGGTACTCACCATCAGACGTTCCTATTTTTTTAGCTATATAATTGTTGTCACTTGGGTTCATATTACAATTAGTGAATTTTTCAATTACAACAGGATTATTATCAGTATCAAAATAATCTCTAATCAATACATCAAATGTTCCATTATTAAATGAGATGTTAGCTATTGAAATTTTAACCTCAGTGTTAGCAGAGTCCCCATCAGAAATAGTTGTAAATTTAAATAAATCATAAACTTTAGAACCTCTCAATTCAGACACAACCCAAGGAGATGTCGGTGATTGATATTTTTCTAAATAGAACGCTATTGATGTTGGGTCAACACCTTGTCTAGCATCAGGTAATGAAACCAATTCACAATTTAAACCTCTAATATATCCTTTTCTATAAGCGTAAACTAATAGATTAGGGAAGTTTTCCTCAACAAATACAGGTACTGAATCTTTATCTTTACCAAAGTTAGATTTACCAAATACTTTAGTTAAGTACTTTGAATCAGATGTTGACAATGAAGTTTCAAAGAATAGAGTTTCACCATCAATTTTAGTTACATTTAAACCAAATGTTGAGAATGGGTTTTTAGTAACTCCAGAATAACCTCCTGTACAAACCATTTCAACATCAGTCAAACCTGAAACTTCATAAACCGCTCCATTGTCATTAGAACCATAAGTTGCTAGCCCTCTTGAACGCATCGTCGCAATAACTAAATCATCATAATCAGTGTAAGCAGTTCCTGAATAAACATATATTCTACCAACTAAAGTACCCGTGTAACAATTAACAGGTGCCGCAGTTGTTGTTGTAGTTGTTGTTGTAGGTACAGGTGTAACACAAGGATTAGTTGTTGTTGTAGTTGTTGTAGGTGCTATTGTTGTAGTTGTTGTTACAGGTATTAAAGTTAAATCAGTAACAATTGACCAAAACGAATAACCTGTATATGCTCCTGAACCAACATTATCAAATAATGCGTAATACCAAGAATCATTTTGAGGTGCCGTATAATCAGCGGTTAATGAATCAACACCGTCAACATCAAATACATTAGTTTCACCTGTAAATGCAGTTAAACCTGAATAATCTGAATAAGGTATTGTACCATAATAATTAATAGAACTCAACTCAGTTGATGGTTCATTTAAAATGTTAAATATTTGAAGTTTAATGTCAGCATCTAAAGTTGATGTTGAGTTATCAAAATTCTCATATGGTAAATTTAATTTTACTAATATCTCATCAGGAATTTGAGTTGGGTCTAAGAATGTTATAGTGTCTGTACTATTAGTACAACCTGAGAAATCAATTGCAAAATCAATTGTTTTATAATCAACACATTCTGTAACACAATCAATAGTTGTAGCACTTTCACAAAAGAAATCAACTGTTGATTTATCAACATTTGCCTTAGTTAATATTGACCAAGAAGGTCCCGCATCATACCCCGATAATCCTAACACTCTTGTAACGAATAATTGGTTAGATTGTTGTAAATAAGATTTAGCAATGTAAGATGCTTCATATTTCGGTATTTGTGTGTTAACAAATTTTTCAGGTGATGTTCCACCGAAATAGGTTGTAAACTCATCAAAATTAGTGATAAAAATAGGTTCAAAAGCTGGACCTTTTAAAGTTTCACCTACAACACCTAATGTAGTAACACCAACACTTTGAGCTACAAAACTCAAATCAACCTCGGATGTATAAACCCCAGGTGATACGAATACTTTACTGTTTGTCGCCATTATTTTTTTGGTTTTTTATTTATTTATTTTTATTTTATTGATAAATATTCTGAAAAAAACCAAAGTACTTTACTTTGTGGCAAGTATTTATAAATTAGGTAGAATAAATTCTGCCTTTTTTCTACTATGGAAAATGAAGGTAAAGAGATAAAGAATTTAAAGATTTCAAAAGAGGCTCATGACACTCTAAAAAAGTATTGTGAGAAACGAGGGATTAAAATTTATAGATTTATTGAGAAACTTATAATGGAAAAATGTAAGGAGTCTAAAGATATCTACGGTGAAAATTAAAGTAATTTATTATTAAACTCTATCGTCGCTTCTTTTGTGTCATCATTTTTAGTTATCTCAATTCGTAACCTATCGTTAGTGTTAATTTGTATTAAACTTAAATCACTACCATAATAATCGTCATTAATATAAACATCAAAAGATTCAACATTTGAAATATTTCCGATGTTAATATCAACGGTGTAATTGAATAACTCACTCAATACATTATTACCAACCACAAATAATGCAACCGTTGATAAATTGTCAGGATTTGAATTTTCCTTTTTTCTTTTCTTACTTTTATTTTGTTCCAACTCTAAGACTTGTAACACTCTTGACACTGCGGGAGAAACTTCAAATTCGTCTTCATCAATTAAAAATCCTAACATTGTGAATTCGTAACTTTGGACATAATATTTTCTTTTCTCAATGTCATTTACAGATTCGTCGGTTATTCCGTTCATTATTATAGGAATATAATGACCTTTAATATTAGTATAAGCCTGTCTTGAGGCAAATTTCTCAATAACAATTTGATTAAATTTATTTAACTCCCTCATTCTGTTACAAACTATTTTGACTTGGAATGTTATATCAACGGGAACAGGTTGAGGTATTTTATATATGTCAAGTCCGTTTCTTTGTCCATCCCAAGTTGGTACCTGAGCGTAAAAAAATTGTTTTCTATTTGGTATATTATAAACGGTTGATGGGTTAGTCCCGTATTTAACTTCGGGTACTCTAACTACAGTAATAAAAGGGGGTTCCACATTTTTGTCAATGTTTTGAATATCCCAAGTTTGTGCGAATTGAGCCCAATTTTGAGTTGTAATTAAAATATCTATCATTGGTATTACTTTTCCAGTGACGACAGTTTTTAAATCGTTCTTAACAAACTCTAACATACCACCATCTAAATCTGCATGAAGAATTGATTTAGGAAGGTAAGTACCATCTCTATTAATTTTATCTACTAACTCTTGTCTTCTCGGTAAAAGAGTTTTTTGTTCAGTTAGTGGAATGTCTTTTTTTATTTTTTTTGGTAAAGCCATTTAATTATAATCCGTTAAATTCATTTGGTCCAACAGGAGACGCAATAATAGTTTTATAAAATGGTTTATAACCACCATATGTGTGTTTGTTGTCAGAAACAACACGACCATCATTATTAACCGTGTAATATCTAACTCGTGTTTCAGTTTCGTAATAAGCTATATAATCACCAAATTCAATATCAATACCTAATTCATCCAAATGTGATTGATAAACCGATACTCTAATATTACCAGGTTCAAATTGTTCTATTTTAGAATTACCCACATTTTTATTTTCAGGAGCCATAACCTGTACAAATGCTTTAAATTCTATAGGAGGTAAAAATTTGATACCATCACTAACAGTCTCACCATACACATCATCTGTGACAGTTTTTTTACGGTCAATTCTATATAATACCAATGTAAAATTCATATCTCCGTGTAACCATTCTTCACCCATAGAGATATCCAAATTAAAATCTTCAGCACCAAAGAATTTACCTAATCTTGTTATTGGAACTTTATTTTCTGACATATTGATAAATATCCTAATTATGATTATTATTTATAATTAAACTTTAGTTTTGGAAAATAACGAAATAAAAAGTAATTTTGAAGTTGTTGAAAGAAAGGCTCTTAATATATTGGAAGAATATCAAGGGTCAAATAACTTTTTGATAAATTTAAAGAATAAGTTCTTAACGAATAAGAGCTTTGTTCCTACACGCTCACAATCAGATTATATTATAAACTATTCAGGTGTTAATCCTAAAGTCGCCAAAAAATGGGTTGACCTTGACCCTTATTTTGCTAAAAAAATATCTGATGAAAAACTATATACAACCATACCTGAAAAAATATGGGTTGAGAAATTATTGGTTGAGAAAGACAAGGCTTATCATATTTGGGGTAAGGTGTTTGAATCTGAACAACTTCATGACTTTTGGTTACCTAAAAGTGCCATAATAAAAACTCACACCACTGAAAAAGTTGAGATTGATTATTCTAAATACGAACATAGACCCCCATTATCACATCAGAAAGAATCTATTGAGAAATTGGTAGGTACTAAAAGATTTATCTTAGCGGATGATATGGGATTAGGTAAGACCACATCAACAATTATTGCCGCTTTAGAAACAGGAGCAAAAAGAGTTTTGATTATATGTCCTGCATCGTTAAAAATAAATTGGCAAAGAGAAATTGCAAACTATACTGACAGAAGTGTTTATATTGCTGAAGGTAAAAACTTTTCATTAGAACATGATTTCCTGATAATTAATTATGATATACTAAAGAACTTCCACGAATTAAAATCAAAAGAAGAAACATTAATATCTCAATTTAATCCTGAACTAATCATCATTGATGAGGCTCACTACATTCAAAATGGTCAGGCTCAAAGGACCAAACTTGTAAATAATTTTGCATCAAAAACAAAATATCTTTGGTTGTTAACGGGAACACCAATGACATCACGACCAATGAATTATTATAATTTATTAAACTTAATTGAAAGTCCCGTTGCTCAGAATTGGATGGCTTACGCAATTAGATATTGTCAGGGGTATCAATTTAATGCAGGTAAAAGAAAAGTATGGAATACATCAGGAGCATCCAACTTAGAGGAATTAAGGGATAGAACATCAAGACAATTTTTAAGGAGATTAAAAACTGATGTGTTAGATTTACCTGACAAGATAATCACACCAGTATATCTAAGACTCAAATCAAAAAACTACGAAGGTTTAATGGGTGAGTATTATAATTGGTATGAAAATAAAAAAGAAGAATCTTCATCATTAACGATTCAATTTAGTAAGTTGATGAAGGTTAGACAAGTAATTGCCGAAGAAAAAATAAATACCACAATAGAATTAGCTCAAAGTATTATTGACCAAGATAAAAAGGTCATCATATTTACAAACTTTACAGACACACTACAAAAAATTTATCAACACTTTGGTAAACAAGCGGTTTATTTAGATGGGTCATGTAGTAAACCTCATCGCCAAAATGCCGTTGACCAATTCCAAGAGAACGATAAAATCAAAGTATTTGTTGGGAACCTTAAAGCCGCGGGTGTCGGAATTACTCTCACCGCTGGTGAGGCATGTATTATGAATGACTTATCATTTGTTCCATCAGACCACCAACAAGCAGAGGACCGAGCTTATAGATTCGGTCAAAAGAATAGTGTGTCAATTTATTATCCTATATTTGAAAACTCTATTGAGGGAGCAATATATGATATTTTATCAAATAAGAAAAATGTGATTGATACCGTAATGGGAGATAATATTGATAAGAGTGATGTTGTACAAGAAATAATGAATCGTATACATTCTAAGTGATATTTTGAGGTTTCGGCTTATTTATAGTAATATATTAAGAATATGAAATCGTTAGAAGAAAAAGCAAAATTGCTTACTGAAGATATTAAAAAACAATCCGCTAAAAGAACACTTATTAGTGAAGCGAAAAAAATTGGGATTGAGAAATTGCCGTACGCCTATTCAGCTTTAAAAAATTTCATTGATGCTGAAACAATGGATTTCCATTACAATAAACACTATAAAGGATATGTTAAAAAATTAAATGACGCATTATCCAAAAAAGAATATGGTGATGTGGAACTTGAGGATATTATTAAGAAAATCAGTAAGTACAACAAAACAATTAGAAATAATGCTGGTGGAGCATTTAATCACGCTTTGTTTTGGAAAATGTTATCACCTAAAGAACAACAATGTGATGGACCGATACTTAAAAAAATAAATCAGTCATTTGGCAGTTTTAAAGAATTTAAATCTAAATTTGAGGATATATCTAAAAATAGATTTGGTTCAGGATGGGCTTGGTTAGTCTTAACTAAAAGAGGTACATTAAAAATCATTTCAACACCAAACCAAGATAATCCATTGATGAATATTATTAAAAATGGAGGTTACCCTCTATTAGGTTTGGATTTATGGGAGCATGCATATTATTTAAAATACCAAAATAAAAGAGATGAATATATCCGTAACTTTTGGAAATGTGTGAATTGGAAATTTGTTAACGAACTGTTGAAGATGAAAACTCAAACTAAAATTAATGAGAATATTAAAATGAAATATATCATTACTGAGGGTGTTTCCGATAGGTGTAAGAGGTCCGATGTTGTTAAATACAAAGACATATTTAACACCAACAAGTATGTTAAAAAGATTTACCGATATGGGATTGAAAAAATATTATCAGATGTATTTCCTGACAACTACTATAAAAAAGATGAGTATGGTGTTGACCAAATGAATGGTATCTATGATTTAGAAAAACCTGGTAGGTCTGTATTAAATAAAATTAATACAAACTACGAGGTGTTCTGTGTTTTAATAAATGACATTAACAAAGTATTAACAAAATTAAACAGACCAACAATATCATTTGATGGTAAGTCAGTTAAACAACAAATAGACGAATCTAAAAAACTTATTGAGGTTGTTAATGAATTTAAATTTAGAATTTTTACAATTTCATCTCCGACATTTGAAAACATAATGGCAACATTAGGTAGTACCAACAAAATTGGTGATGCTACTGAAGAGATGGTTGTTACCAAACTTAAAGAAATCTATGGTGAAGATAATGTAGAAAAAGTGGGAGAACTTGGTAGTTTGGAAGATGCTGTCGGTGGAATTGATTGTAGAGTTAAAATTGATAATAACATTTTCACTGCACAAGTAAAACCATATAAAACATTTGACCTATCAAATGGGGAATATACAATGAATGATACTGGTCAAATAAAACAATATACAACTGATTGGTTAATTTTTGCAAGTACTAGTGGTAAAATTATGATTTTTGATAATAAAAATGTCAAAATAACTAATGGTAAATATGTTATACCTGACAATAACTTAATAAAGGATATTTATTAATATGAAATTCATAATGTCTGAAAGTCAGTACAACCGTATTTTTGAATCTGATGGTGAAGTCGTAACAAATGCGGACACCCGTGATTATTTATCTAAACTATGTAAAACGTCAAGAAACATTAACAGTCCATCGTGTAGATTAAAATCATTGAGGGATACTTTAGACGACAAACTTAAAAAATCATTAAATGATTCTATAAGGTCAATACACAAATTTTTTGGTCATAAAAATGTTGGGTTACTACCTAAGATTTTAGAGTTATCATTACAATATGAAGATAGAACTATTAGCATACTAAAAACCATTGCAAAATTTATAGATGGTAATGAAGTGGAAAATGTACCTTTAAAAAGAAAACTTAAACAAATAAGTAGAGAGGGTATTATACCTGATGATTTAGAGGAAATACTTAAAAATGTTCGTCAGACCGAATATACCCAATACGAAAACAGTTTTGTTGGTGAATATTTTGACCCTAAACGAACTGGGTTAAGTTTAAATTATAAATGTGGTGAAGAAAGTACCGATAAATTTATTGATATTATAGATAAACTTAAACAAACTTCCGATGAGAATGAATTCACCGAACTACTAGAAGATATTAAATCTTGTATAGTTGAATCTTTAGAATCATCTAACCCAACTAAAATTGATGTTGTTTCTAAAAAACCTTTATATGTTATTGATGATAATGGTAATGAAGAAATCCTTTTTAGTGCGGGGTCAAAGTTTGAGATAAAAATGATGGATACTAACATTGATAGTTATTTGTCCGAATTCTTTTCTATTTTTAAACAAAGCGATTTATCATCTTTTAAACCAACTCATTTAGGAATATATAACCACACCATAGACGCTATATTCAAGTGGGTTGAAAAGTTACCAATTGCTGAAACTTTCCTTGATAACTTGTCAGGTAATATGGACGGTTTAATATATGATGATTATACTATTATACCGTCAAAATACATTCAATTCTATTGGTCTAATTTAGGTCAAAGAGGGTGTAATGAAAAAAGATTATCAATTAGATTTAGAATTAATCCTGACCTTAGAGGTACCTCAATCCCCGCTTATGTATTTGACAGAGAATCTGATGTTTTAAAAAAAATTATTTTAAACATCCCTAAAAAAGATACCGACAAAATAATTTGTAGATAAAAGAGTATCGTCTAGATATTTATATATAAAAAAATATATATGTCAGTTATCCCAGAACCAGAAAGAAGTTCCCTATACAAAAAAGTTAGACATTTGTTGGGAGCCCCATTACGTTCAGTTGAATTAGAGGACGAACAAATGGACACATTATTAGAGTTCTCTATAGGGGAATACTCACAATATGTTCAAGATTGGCTAATTGAATCTCAATGGACTTCATTATATAATCTTAATTTAGATACTCAATCTTTATCCCGAGCATTTATTACTAAGAGTTTGGATTATGAAACGAGGTACACATACGCTTATTCTAAAATAGTTGGATTACAAGCTGGTGGTGATTGGGAATTAAAAAAAGACTACATTCAGTTACAAGCGAATCAACAAATGTATGAAATTCCCGCTAATAGGGAAATCAATGAACTACTATGGTTTACACCTTCAGAATTAAATAATTTACTATTTGACCCTTGGACATTTGGAGCCCTTGGTGGAGCTGGACTTGGTGGACCTGCGGGTTATTCACAAATGGGTTATTCGGGTTCATATTTTATGATGCCAGCATTTGATATGTTATTGAGAATGCAAGAAATTAATATACAAAGAAGAATTATCGCTGGTGACCTAACTTACACTATTACGGCATTACCTGATGGTAAAAAGTCAATTAATTTAATGAATACTCCAGGTGGTAAATTTGACTTCGGTAACGCAACATTAATGAGAGGTAAAGTGTGGTATCATTATTATGACACAACACAAGGTGGTAGAGATAAATGTCTTAAAGATAATCCTGATATTATCAAATTACCTTCAGATGTCCCTTTTGAAAACATGAGTTGGACTGAACTTAATAACCCTGCACAACAATGGGTTAGACGTTGGTTTATTGCATATTGTAAAGAAACACTTTCAAGAGTAAGAGGTAAATATAGCGGTAACTTAAAAACACCCGATTCTGAATTAACAATGGATTATCAATCATTGTCAACTGAAGCCAAAGATGAAAAAACAAAGTTAATTGAGGAATTAATTGGGGCCGAAGGAAGACTAACAAGATTGAAACCTGAAAAGGTTATGGAACGTGAGGCATTATTAGCTGAGAACTTAAATAAACAATTAAAGTTCAGAGCAATGCCAAGACAAATATATGTGATATAAAATGAAAACGTTAATAAATAAAAAAAGAATTGGTGATAAATTTTATATGACCGAAACAGTTATTGATGATAGGTCACCTAAAAATAATGAAATTAAAGTTATTTCAAACACTGATTATAGAACCAAAGGAGAAAGTATTTTGGTTGTTAGAGAGGTTAACTCATCAAGAGTTATGTTGGATTCATCTACAACTAAACATATAAAGATAAAAGCATTAACAAAAGTTTTTATAATACCCATGATTGGTAAAATTGATGAAGAATATGATGAAATTTTTATTGATAAAGGGGCATGTGTTGAGTTATTATCAATCAATAACATATGGTATATATTATCTAGTGATGGGTTAAAACAAGAATAAAATAAAAGGGACTTTTGGTCCCTTTTTTATTATACATACTCTTCGTACCCTTCACTAGCTAACTCGTAGATATAATCAGGCTGAATTCCTACCTTACCCCAAAATTCCATTTCTTGTTCAGTTATTGTTAACAAATCCTCAATGGTATCTTGGTCTTGTTCATTAAATGGTTTACCATTAATTAATTCACATTGTTCAGTTGTAAAGAAACCTCTATCTTCTGGGTCAGTAACTAATAACCCATCTCTAACCTCATCTTTAAAGACAATAAGTAAGGGTTCTATTCGTTTGTTGAATGTCGCAATCGCTCTTGGTACATTATACTCACCTGTCATATTTGGGTCCGATTCAATATCAGAACTTTCTAACATATAACAATTAATCTGTATCATAGCATCCATTGTCTCTAAAAGTTCTTTACCTGTTTGGTTACGGTATATGTCTTTGTGAGCGTCTTTCCATCCCGTTTTTGGTTTACCCACTTTTTGGACATCCCCTTGAGAAGCCTTTGTACCATTATTTACATAATAAATAACATCACCAAGATTCACATTTAATTTATGTTGAATCGCCAACTCCATATGTGCCATGCGTGACATAGCACCGCCTGACTTAGTTTTTTGGTTTGCTCTTTTATTATAATCATCCAAACTCAATTTAACTTTAGCTCGTTGAGCGATTTTCATAAGTGGAATCTCCTGATTAAATATTTTAGTCAGGTATTCATAATACCACTCAACAAAACCTTTACCATCACCCTCAAGTAAAAGTCTAACCGCTTTATCCAAATACTCCTCAATATAAAGAGGTAGTTTCTTAGATTTAATTGTGTTACCTGTTAATTTAATTTTACCCTTATGTTCTAAGGTTGCATAATTCTTTCTTGCCAAGTTGATACAAGATTTCCAGGTACCGTCACAGTCAAGTCCCATTGCACCTCTCATAAACAAATCATTAAACTCAGCAACATCAGCATCGTAACCTGTATATTCTTTACCCTCTTTAACTAACCAATTTAGTCCTTTACCAATATACTTTCTATCATCAACACCACCTTCAGGTAATGAGAAGTTCATACCATCCGTATCACACACTAGTGGGGTGTAACCTCGTTTCATAAAGAATCTTAACATCTGACGAAGATATTGTCTTCCCGTACAAGTAATCTGTTCACCTTTGTGCATGTCACCCCAAGCAAATACTTGTGGAGCGGATAACGCACCGAATAGGGAGTTGATAAAGATTTTAATCGGTAATTGTTTTCGGTCAAACTTAAGTGAGGTTTTCTTATCCTTACTTTCCCACTCCTTAGCCAAGTTTTTATACATAATACGAGAGTTACGGAAGTAAGCTAACATTCCTTTCATCGCCCCCATAACGTCACATTCAGGGAACACATCATGAACCAACTGAATAGATGGATATAGTGAAGAGTAGTCAAGTTTTAATACATCCTTAGAATAACCTGTTTTTAATAATCGTGATAAACCACCAACAAACGCACCTTTTTCTTGTTTTTGGGGGATTGCTAATTTGTGTTTGTATGACCACGCTAACATAATCATTTTCCATAAAGTTGCGGTACCCATTGTTGAAACTCGTTCATATGTTGTTGGTACTAAGGATGCTAATAGAAACGTTCCTTGGTTAAATTCCTCATCCACCAATAACGTTTCCTCAAGGTCATCGTCAAGATAACGCTCAACTAAATCATCACCTGTTGTTTTAATATAAACCTTATTATACTTTTCACAGATAGCATCAACCTTTGGGTCAACACCAACTTTTCTATAGTTACCATTCTCAATGTTTAACCAAAACTCTTCTTTCTTAGCATAGAATGGACCGATATCTAAGTGGTCAATATATACACGGTCTTTAGCCTCAGCATCAATATACTTGGTAATATACTTCAAACCTGCGGACTTAATACTTGAGTTAATTGCTTGTGCTCTACGAACCGCGTGAATGATATCAACAACATTATAACCCCACATACCAACTTGGTTATATCTTTCCACCTCATTTGCTAATTTTAAAAGGTTTTCAGACTGTTTTATGGTTGCTTTAGGGTTTAGGGTATGACAAATTTTTTTAATGTCTATATTCAACATTTTACATCTTTCAAATATCCAATACCAGTCAAAGTTTGCGGAGTTGTACCCACCGATAATAGTTGGTTTAACCTCATCAATTATTCTAAAGAACTCAACTAAACCTCTACGTTCTTCATCTTCGTTTGAACATTCAATAACTCTTTGTAATCCTTTATTTGTTTTAACCCCAATCATGAAAATACGACCGTCTTTTGGTTCTAAAGAGGTCGTCTCAAGGTCAAATACAAACCTCGTGATATCATTATATTCGTCAAACCCTTTGAATAATCTTTTTTCTTTTGAGATGAGGTATTGTTCAACAGGGGGTAATACAGATATTCTATCTTTGGTTCTTTCACCCCATGGGTCAACACCACCATCACGAAAAAACTGAATTAAGGAACGGTATCCTTTTAATGATTTAACCATAAATTTTAAACCATTTTCTAATTGTTCATTAGATGTACCATCCTCATGAGTTGTTCTTAACTTCTCAATCATAATACCATGTTTGGACATACCTTCTTTTTGAAGAGCCTTAGATGATTGATAGAAATTTAAACCACGTAAATCACCAACCCACGCAAATGCAGTGAATGTGTCTTTTTGGATTAACTTACCTTTAATGGGGTCTTCTTTGATTTTGTAGATGGAGTCCGACACATAATCGTACTCAATAGCAACTATAAATTGCTCGGGGTCATTACCTTCTAGGAAGGTTTTGATTTCTTCTTCGTTTATCATACACTTATAGTTTTAAATGGTTCATTTGCTGCCGTTACAAACGACATTTACCTTACATCAATAAGTATATTAGTAAATTTGTTTTTTGTCAAATAAAAAAAGAGGGTTTTTGTGACCCCCTTTTTTTTTATCTTAAAAAATAATTTAACTTGCCACATCTGTAATTAACAGTGTATCAGTTGAGTCGTAATATGATAGTCTAAGTTGAGCATCACTTCTTAAAAATATAGTACAATTATAGTTAGCATATACGTGAGTTGATAAACTAAGATTTACAGAATTTAAACCAAATTTAACTTCGTTTAATTGGAAATCATTACCTATTATATTAAAGTAAAAATTGTCAGCAATATTATTATTATAAAAATATTCACCAATATTATTATTATAAAAATAATTACCTATTTTATTACCTTGACTAACACTACCACCAAAACCAAAATCATTATTAATGAGATTAGAATAGAAATAATTTCTAATTTCATTATATGAGAAGTTATTAGCGATATTATTAGCATAGAAATCATTACCTATCTCATTATATTGAAAATTACCAGAAATAACATTAATATAAAAACTATCCCCTATTCTATTTTTAGAGAAATTGTATGTACCAATAGTTAAATTGGTTCCAATAGTATTAGTTTCAAAAACTTGACCAATATTATTTTCGTAGAATAGTGAATATACCGTATTACCATTATATCCGTTACCAATTAAATTACGATTATAAGTTGAGTAACTTTCATTATTATTATACCCATTACCAATATCATTATTATAGAAATCGTTATAGATTTTATTATTATTAAATTGGTTTCCTATTTCATTATTTTGAAAATCTCCATTAGTCCAAACATTATTGTTAAAGTCGTTCCCAATATTATTTCTATAAAAAGAACCACCAATTAGAATATTAAAATCAAAATCACTACCAATTCTATTATTATTAAAATTAGAGGTGATATAGTTGTTATTAAAATTTTCCCCAATTATATTACCGTCAAAATCATCATTCGTTGAGTTGTTATAAAAACTATCACCTATTTGATTATTATCACAATCGTCATTAAATGTGTTATTATAAGAACCGTTACCAATGGTGTTGTTTCTAAATGAACCTATTAAGAATACATTATTTGCAAGTAAAAAATCCCCAGTTCCAAATTTTAAATGTAAATTAGAATAGTTACCAATATAGTTATTAACCGCTCCACCATCATCAATAGCATCACCAAATGTTGTGTATTCAAAAACTTGGTCTTGTCTTACATTAGGTTGGTAATAACTCATTATACCATCATCATTTCCATAATAATAAGGTGAGTCAGTAGTTTCATTTATTGTTACACCTGATATAATTGCGATAGAATCACTCTCAACTGATATAATTTCGAAAAATGAAGGATTTAAATTTCGTACTGAAACAATTGACCCCGTTGAGAAATTTGAAAAAAATGTGGTACCTGTATTACCATATAACACGCCTGTTGTTCCTGTTAAACCACTTATCCCAACAAGACCACTTAATGGGTTATTTTCGTTATATGAATACCCATCATATCTTTTAAATAAAATACTTCTGTTATCATAATCAGTTCTATTATTAAAGTTATCAATTCTTTCAGTAATTCTACCTTTTGCAGGACTACTCGTGATTTCAGTGGTATTCCAAGTTATGTCGTATGTTATTTTATCATTAGTGTATAATGTAGAATATACAGTAGGTGAAAATTCTGTTGTGGATACCGCCAATAATAAAATTGGTTCTGTTGTTCCTGTTTTATAGTTACCCGTTGTAATAGGGGTTTTAGTGTTATCATAGTTTGGTTGGTCGTAACACGTTTGGAAGTCAGTCATTAAGTAATAACTTCCAGCGGTTAGTGTTCCACCTGTGGCGAATGAATATAACTCATCGTAAGTTCCTTCGTTATAGTTTGAATTAGTGAATGCTGAATAGGGTATATGGTAAGTATCGCCACTTAATTCTACGGGAAATAATGTATCCCTTGTTACTCCCGAAAGATATGTTAGTTGTCCAATTGTTTTACCAGTTAGTGTCATAGTTTTTTTATTTTATAAATTTTATATAGAATATTAAAATTCTAAGTATTCGTTATTTCCAATTATTATATACACACCACCCTCAGTTATTATAGGGTTAATTAATACATCAACAGGTGGTGTTTGAGTTGGAGTTAAGGTCGGAGTTGGTGTTGGTGTATTAGTCGGTGTAGAAGATGGTGTTGGTGTATTAGTCGGTGTAGAAGATGGTGTATGAGTTGTTGTTGTGGTAGTTGTTACGGGAATATGTGTTGTTGTTGTTGTTGTTACAGGATTGTATGTTGTTGTTGTTGTTGTTACAGGTGGACATGGGGGACACGTCGGGCAAGGTGTTGTAGTTGTAGTTGTAGTATAAGGTCCGTTAACACAACAAGGAAATTCGGAAACATAACAACTTTCATAAGGTAATTCGTCACTTATAAAAGACTCTTGTACATTTATAAATAAATTTTCTCTTATTGGTAAAATTAAAACACCATCATCATTACGTAACATGAATTGTCCTTCATAACGTCCTACTCTATTTGTGTCTTTATTTGTGAATTGGTAATAGATGTAATATTCAGGTTCCGCATTAGGGTCTTCAAAAAGTTTTTCAACAAACCCCGCAGGTCTACTACTTATTTTTGGAACCCCTGTCTCAACATCAACCATAGAAAAGAATATTGTGGACAACTCTATGGTATTCATAAAGTTATTATAATCACTTCTACCGTCCTTAACTACTTGTAATTTTAATACTGGTAATGTTGCGTTTTTTTTAATAAAAAACTCCATCTATTATTTTTTACTATAAATACTTTATAATATAAAATAATTAACTTTCCTTTCTTAATTCACGCGAATAATGGTCAAACCTGTTATGTTCAGTTGGTGTCATTAATAATAAACCACCACTAATTCTACCTTTCTTAGTCTCTTGGAATATGTGACTCATCCAAGTTTGTTCATATGGGTGTGCCCAAGTTGTTTCTAAAAACATTTTTCTATTACCTTCTTTTGAAACTACTTGTGGCCAATTACAGTAATAAACATCACCTGTAACATATGGTACACCTTCATAACTTCTAACACTAGTATATTTCGCCTTAGGTGCGTTTTCTGAAGTACCTAATTCAGGTAATTTTTGATTGTCAGGCCAATACTCTTCTCTAACAGTTTGTGGTACGTTATACCAACTCCATTGTACACTATTATCACCAAAGAATTCACTAAAATTTAACTTAAGGAAATCAAATTTTTCTTTCTGTATTATTGAAAGGGATTTAATAAATAAATTAGGTGCAAATCTATTAAACCCATTTCTACATACCTCACCTTTATTTGGGTAAAAGAACATATCATCCTCAAAAAAATACATATAATCCATACCTGACTTCTCAAAGTGTTCCGCAACCCATTGTCTTCCACCACATATTCCTAAATTATCTTTTTTTATGTGTTCAAATCCATAATTAGAACATATTTCAGAATATATTGGGGTTGTCGTAAAATCCGTTGAGTTATCTAAAAGAATTTTACGTGGTTTTTTAATAAAATCTTCATCATATACCAACATAGATTCTATTAAAGTTTTGAGTTGGTTTGGACTATTGAACCCAATAACATATAACCCGACACTATCTTTGGATGGTGGTGTAAATGATAATTCGTTTGAAGGTTTGATAACCTCTTGTTTAGAATTTAAAGTTTCATTTTTTAAATCCTCAAAAAACTTACCTATAAGACCGTTATATTCAATTTCAAAATAAGACACCTTATCTGGATGTTTGTAAGTTATTACTGAAAATAAACTTTCTTCAGTCCCCATTAAAGATTTTGATAACGAATCAATTAGTAATTGATAGTATATTCCATTAATCTCAGATATGGATTCCTTTGGCCCCCCAAAAAATCCACCTCTTGACACTAACTTGACTTCGGTACCTGCATACTTATTTAATTCGGTCAGATTAAACCCATGAATTTCATTCGCACCCTCATATGGAAATGATATAAACGAAAATTTATCAACAAATTTATCAACTTTTGACAATACTTTATCATGGGTAAAATACCCAGGATGAACAGTATTAGTAATTCCCGCATCAATCCAAAACAGATAATCAGAATTAAACTTATCCATAATACGAGCATCGTTTAGTAAAAACACTTTACTCATTACTAAAGGGTTATAGTATTCTAATCTTGCCTGTGTTGATTCTCTTAACCAACCTACTTGATTTAACCACTCATCACTGGTTCTAATTTTTTGTATTAAATCAAAATAAGTGTTATCTTTAAACCAATCTAAATTTCTTATGATAAATTGAGTATTAGAAATAGACCTATGTTCCATGACAAATTTTTGTAGGTTTTCATCCCCAAAAATTATCATGTTTTCCTCAATTTTTAGTAGTTCTTTGAGTTTATTAAGGTAGTGTTCCATAGACCTGGCCCAATCATTAGTTAGACTATTTCTACCTATATCCCATAATCCAGTTACAATTGTTGTTTTATTCATTTTCAAATCTTTGATTATATAATTTATTACCCCAATCAGAAAAATGGGGTAAATGAAATGGTGCAAAATTTCTAACAGGTTTAAATGAGTGTGGTATTTGAGATGACCATATCCTATCTAACATATCACCATCTTCACCACCCCAACCAACATATTTTTCATTAAAACCACCTAATTTTATTAATAAGTTTGTATCACATATATATACCCCACCTAAACCACCTAAATAACCATTAAGAGGTCCATTATTTCTGTTACCTGAATATGCATATGACCAATCGGCCTTTTCTATTTGAAATTCTCCGTCTATAATATACTCACTAACTCTATCTTCTAATTTAGCCAAATCAAAGGTCACAACATCTCCGTCATTTAAAAATTTAAATATTTCTAAAAATTTGTTATAGTCGTCTTTATGAAAAAACGCATCGCAATCAACCATCATAAAAAAATCATAATTTTTTTGGTCGTTTAAGATTATGTTAGTCTTTTCCGCCTTTTTATAAACACCTAAAGGGTAAGATATATGTATAGAATCCTCAGTTACTCTATCTACTGAAAAATCATATAAATTACATACCGCATTTATATCATTATCTTTTAAAAACGATGTAAATTTTTTTATTTCACCCCAAGAAAAATTTACATTTCTAATTCTAGTTGAGTTTGGTTGTCCATCATCCCAAAACTTCATGTTAATTGATAGAGATTTCATTTAGTTCCTCAAATATTTTATAAAAACTTTTTCTAGTTTTTGTGTATTCATGTAAATCAAGTCCAGGGATTCTATCTTCTTCATGCCACCAAATATCAAAATACTTTGGGTTAAATAACCCATTATGATTATAATACATTAATGACATAATGTTTTCTTCATAATAAAGTTTATTTTCATTATCCAAAAGTTTGTTTACATATTCTAAAAATAGTTTACAATAATCTCTCATTTTTTCTTTTTTTCCACCAAAAAAACCTCCAATTATATGTCGTTCCATACAGTGTTCTTTATAGTATTCATATGGTACGGTTCCTGACCAAAAATTATTAACATTTTCTTTGGCACATAAAACTATTTTATCATCCGCAAAATCAATTAGATTGTTTAGACACTCATTATTGAATAAAGTTGATTCATAATTTTGTTCCCAATATCCAATATTGTTCATGTGTTTTGGGGGAAACAATCCGCTATGTGACAACCCAGCATCAAACCAATATACGTTATCGTAATTACCAATTTCTAGTTCATCCAATGACCATATAAATTTACAATACTGCACCTCAACACAACGGTCAGATTGTTTAGTCTCATTAACATTTTTAATTTTATTTATTTTTTCAGTTAGACTAAAATTTTTTAAATCAAACGTTTTGATAATTAATCTATCTTCACTAATTTTGTTTTGTACATAGAAAAACTCTTTTAAACTTTCAAGTTCGTCTTCTGAAGTGTAACAAACAAAATCAGCGTCAGTCATTTTTAAAATAGTTCTTAGTGAATATCTATAATGACCTCCTCTACTAGGTCTCCCACCTAATTCTGTTCCGTGTAAATTAGAATAAATGGCTGTTACTATTTTAGTACTCATATTTTTTTATCGTTTCTTTTATTTTTTCCCAAAGGTTAAAATTTGGGTCCTTAAAAAAATTAGATTTTAATTTTAAAATATCATTTTTTTTTGAATTATAAATAAAATCGTAATCATTAATTATGGATTCTACCACATTTGTAATTTCATCATTATTTAAGTCACTAATATTAATATAACAATTGTCGGGTATGTATTCATTAATGTTAACACAACCTAAATAAATTGGAACTCCGTCTGTTAATATAACGTCCCAAAATTTTTCACTTATATAATTTTTTTGTATTGAGTTTTCACAAGATACTGAAAAGTTGTAATCATCAACCCCTACATGTTTATTCCACGCCTCACCTTTTATGTTTTTACCATTTGACTCCCAATACGTCCCAAATATATCAATATTTTCATTATCTGATAACTTTATACCTAAGTCAGTTCTTTGTATATAGTTAATTTTAGAAGTTATGGGATTTGATAGGTGATTGTAATGTGTTGAATAATCTTTCCTCACAACCATTGAGATAGGTTTTGTTTTATTAAAGTTCTTATATAGAATATTCTTTGACCAATCCCATTCTTCTCTGTGGTCAATATCTCCTCTACCACCGTAGAACATTGGTAATAATGTCTCAATGTACTCACCTCTATTAGGGTATTCTCGTTTATCGGCAATAAAAATTTTAGAACAAAATTCATGTATACCATCTTTGGGTTCATTAGGTGACCATAATGGTTCTTGAGAGAAATAAAAAGTTTTTTCTTTAGGAGTTTCTATATTTTCCCAATCGGTTCTACCAAACACCACCGTATAATCAGGATTATTAGTGACAAATTCAAATTCATCTTGGTCAAATACAAATTGTTTAATAAATCGGTTGTTTAATGAATTAGTATCTGTCCACCAACACTCTAGTTTAATTTTAATCATACTTTAAAGTTTATCTTTATTTTCTTTAAAGAATTTTTCATACGGATATTGTTTTAAATCCTCAATATTTTTTTTCATATGTTGACCAAATAGTCCTGTAATACCTTCAGATACTGGAACATATTTACAAGGGTCATCAACAAAACAAAAATGTCGGTTAAATTGAGAGTATTTTCCTACCCCAGGTTTTATATTTTCATCTCTAATATCTATCACCAAATTATTAAATCCGTGAACCCAAGCTTCTTGTATCCATTGATTATACGTCTCAATATATCTATAAAAAATATCACCATCTTCTTCACCAAAACCCAATAACCTCTCATCAAAATAACCTATTTCATCTAAACAATCTTTATGTATTAAAAAATGCGAGAAAGAACCGTTAATTCTTCGTAAATCAGGTTTGTCCCCTAAACCAGGTATTGTAAGTTTAAATACCTCATCGTTGTCTAATTCAACATCATCGTTTAATACTAAACACCAATCTTGTTTACTGTGAACCACCAAAGTATTCCACAACTTAGATAAACCTCTTTGTTCTGGAAAAAATATTGGGAACACGTTATCAAATTTTAAACATAATTCTAAAATTTGTTTTCGGTAATCATTGTTAAAATCTTGTTTATAATCACCATTGACCGCAATTAATATATCGCAGTTAGTTAATTCCCTAACTTGGGTCACTAATTTTTCCACATACGAATACCTTCTTGAGAAGGTAGTTATACAAACTGAATAGTTAATATCTTCCATTAAATTATAAATTTCCTGTTAATCGGTCACACCATCCTTTAGACTTGGAATACGGCCAAACAACCCAATAAGATGGTTTATGTGTTGTTTGAAACTGCCTCCACACTTTACAATAACCATCAGGGTCATTTTTCATTCTTTGGATTTCTCCTGGGTCGGCATCTTGTCTATAGATAGTTTCATCATTTTCATCGTGGAAGGCAACCACCCAAAAATCATAATCATCTTCAGGTACACTATCATAACCAATATCAATACAATGTTTGAATATTGTTGCAAAACTACTCAACCACTCTTCTTCAGTTTCATAAATGTGTGGGTTAGGTGGATATTGTTTATCTAAAGTATATTGTTGCACTGCTCTTCTTGAAAACAAAAGTCCTGAATATATTTCATAATCTCTTAAAGTTCTTTCGGTTCCAAAACCATAGTTTCCGAAATCAATGGTTACCTCTTCACCATCCATAGCAAATAATTGTCTGTTTTTTGCGTGAGACACATTATTTTTAGTACCCCAATCTTTATCATCATCCCATTGTTTTACACGACCTTTTCTTGTATACTCGTGCCAAATAACTACTTTATGAGGGTGAAACAAATCATATCCGTGAGTATATGCTCTTGCCGCTATTGAAATCTCTTCTCCGTGAAAATAAAACTCAGGGTCGTGTTGTACCTCTTCACTAAACTTACCTAATGTAAACGCAAAATGAGCGGAATAAAATCTTGCAGGGATTGGTTCCTTTAATTTATCCCAGCCAGGTATTGTCTCAGGTAAGAAAAATACCGCACCTTCAGGTATAAATCTATCAAACACCATTCGCCAAGGTTCTCTTATTCTTTCCGCGGGGTCATTCTCAGGATTAAATGATGAAACATATCCCGTTAGTAAAGGTTTTTCGAACCCTTTCTTTTGAAGTTGTTTAACCATCTTAATTAGAGTGTCGTCCCAATCCTTTTCAAATCTCATATGGGAATCTATCTGAAGAGTGTATTCTTCACCACCATATAATTGTTGGACTTGATTTCTCGCCCAACAAACACCTTTAGATTCTGAATATAAAACATCAACAACTCTAAATCGTTTATCTTTTGAATATTCCTCCAAAGAATCAAAACCATCTTCAGGGTGATATTGTCTACAAATACCAATAACCAAGTTTTTTGGTCGTTTAGCATTTTCAATCATACTTTTAATTGTAGGGATAAGTTGGGGGTCTCTATATGAGGCAATCTGAACAAATATTTTCATAGTTAACTTTTTATGAAAAAAATAACCTTACAAATTAAAAAATAAATATAATTTCACTTATTTAAGCACATCCCCCTACACTTGAAACTGACATAAAATCAGAAGGTGAATTAATGTTATCCCAATTAGGATATGACGGGGAGAATGAACAACAATACGGGTAGAATAATCCCCCATTATTTAATGTATCTAAAGTAATACCACCACCTAATAAAGTTGACCAAATCCATAAAGATGTGCCAATATCAAACCAAACAAAACCATAAGTTAAAGTGTAGTAAGGTTTAGAGTTATAGTATCCTGTTTGATAAATTGTGTCAGAATCACCTAAAAATGTTGAGTAAGTATACTGGAAACAAACCACTAATAATGGTGTTGATGTAACAGTGTTAGTCGGCGTATTAGTAGGTGTTGGGGTATTAGTTGGCGTCTCGGTTGGTGTTGGTGTTGGTGTTGGGCAAGTAATACAAGATTCACAATCACCGTAGCTTGTTCCATCCCAAATTATATTAGCACTTGCTGGTGTTGTTACTAATAAAGTATAACAATTACCATTAGTTGCTTTTACAATATCACCTGACGTTAAATATGAAGGTACGCTGATGACTTTACCCTCCATAGTACAACAATCTAATGCGACTCTTTTAACAAAAATAACACTATTAGTTGGTGTAGGTGTTGGTGTTGACGTTACAGTTGGGGTGTTAGTAGGTGTTGGTGTAGATGTAGGACATAAAACATCAGGGTGAGATATATCACAAAAATAACAATCGGGTTGGGAACCTATTAATGAACATACGTATATATTTGTTGATGTCGTTGTTGGTATATATGTTGCGCATCCTTGAAACCCTGAACTAACAATATAATAAACTCCCGATAATGGATAATGATAATATGGTATATTACTAACTTTAAATTCTATATTTGAGTCGCAACAGCTAACAAATGAACCGATTATACCTGGTATAGTCGGTGTTGGTGTTTGAGTTGCGGTCGGTGTTGGTGTTGGTTGTGGACATACGTTCCCAACACAATAAGACCCAATAGTTACCTCAACTCCTGAGTCATAAACAGGGTTTGAACCACATACATATATGATAGTTAAAGGGTTAATTGTAAAACTAACCACTCCATTATCACAATTAGTATAACTAAACCCTAATGTACTCAAGGTTGGGTTTGTAAACGTTAAACAAACACAATTAGCATTTGTTGGTGTTATTGTTGGTGTTATAGTCAGTGTTGGGGTTGGAGTTGGTGTCGGCGGACATTCCACAAATTGGATTTCTTCACATCCTAACGAATCAACTATTTTCACAATTACACTTTGGGAACCATACAATTCTATTGGTAAATTAACATACAATGTTGGGGGGATTGAAACTACTCCAGTGTCTGCAGTATAACAATACGTATATGTTATATCACATATAATAATATCATAAGGTGAAGTTCCTGTAACACTTGTGATTTCAATAATTTGCATAGTCCTATTAGATAAATATAGTAGTCATAATTTTATGGTATAGACTATTATAAACTAAACTGTAATTTAATTCCTCCCGAACCGTCTTGTAGTGTTATAGGACTACCATCTTGTAATAATAATAAGCTAGCGACTTGTGTTGGAGTTACTGTCATTGTTGGGGTAACACTAGGTGTTGGTGTATTAGTAGGTGTTTCAGTCGGGGTTGGTGTTATTGACGAGCTAGGTGTATTAGTAGGTGTTTCTGTTGGTGTTGGTGTAGGAGTATTAGTTGGTGTTTCAGTTGGTGTAGGTGTTATTGACGAGCTAGGTGTATTAGTAGGGGTTTCGGTAGGAGTGTTAGTAGGAGTATTAGTTGGTGTTTCAGTTGGTGTAGGTGTTATTGACGAGCTAGGTGTATTAGTAGGGGTTTCGGTAGGAGTATTAGTTGGGGTTTCAGTTGGTGTTTCAGTTGGTGTAGGTGTTATTGACGAGCTAGGTGTATTAGTAGGGGTTTCGGTAGGAGTGTTAGTAGGAGTATTAGTTGGTGTTTCAGTCGGGGTTGGCGTGTTTGTCGGAGTTTCTGTTGGTGTACTAGTAGGAGTTTCAGTAGGTGTATTAGTAGGGGTTTCTGTCGGTGTATTGGTAGGGGTATTAGTTGGTGTTTCAGTAGGAGTATTGGTAGGGGTTTCGGTAGGAGTATTAGTTGGCGTTTCAGTTGGTGTATTAGTTGGAGTATTGGTAGGGGTTTCGGTAGGAGTATTAGTTGGCGTTTCAGTTGGCGTTTCAGTTGGTGTTTCAGTAGGAGTATTAGTTGGCGTTTCAGTTGGTGTATTAGTTGGTGTATTGGTAGGGGTTTCGGTAGGAGTATTAGTTGGCGTTTCAGTTGGCGTTTCAGTTGGTGTTTCAGTAGGAGTGGGTGTTAGAGTTTCTGTAGGAGTATTGGTTGGAGTTTCTGTAGGGGTATTGGTCGGCGTTTCTGTAGGGGTGTTAGTAGGAGTGTTAGTTGGCGTTTCAGTTGGTGTGCTAGTCGGAGTTTCAGTAGGTGTACTAGTAGGTGTTTCGGTGGGCGTATTAGTTGGTGTTTCAGTTGGTGTATTGGTAGGAGTATTAGTCGGAGTTTCTGTTGGAGTATTAGTTGGGGTTTCAGTAGGAGTATTGGTAGGGGTTTCAGTAGGAGTATTGGTAGGTGTGGGTGTTGGTGGAATTATTGTTGACGAACAAGTTTTATTGTAAAAAGAAAAATAGATATCATATGTTCCATATGGATAGTCAGTAAAATAAGTATACGGTATAGTTTGAAGACCTATATTTATAGTCCCACCAGTTAAAGGATAAAAAGTAATATCCCCAACCTGTCCGTTGTAATTAACACTTGATATGATTATTGAAAATGACATATTATTATAAACCGTATTTTGTTTTATCTACATTAAAGTTTTGTAACACTTGAGAGGACGATAAAGCAGTGTTATATATTCTCACTATTGAAACTGTTCCCTTGAAAAATATCTCACCTGTCCCATCGGTTTTAAGTCTACACGAAATACCAACCGAACTTGTATTACTTACTTGTCCTATACCCACTAAACTGGCGGTGCCTCCCGATACACCATTTCTATAAAGTGTGAAGACATCTGTTGTGAAGTTGAAAACCCCCACGACTTGTGCCCACGTATTTGTTGGGAATCCTGTTAAGTTTATATTTCTAAAAGTAGTACCATCATAAACTGCCGCGGTTACCGTACCAGTATTTTCGGCGTATCTAAAAACATATGGATACCTCAATTGATTAGTCTGATTCCATTTCTCTAATATTTCGGCTTCAGCAGTATTTGCTTGACCCGACGATGGGTTAAACCAAATTTCAACAGTATACTCACTGGTATTTGTAAAGTTCGTTACACCATCAACACTTGGTATTCTACCATATTGAGTAGTTCCATTAAATGTAAACCCACTTAATATATTATAAGTTGGACTACCCGATAAAATCGCATCTGTAGTCCCAACAGTTGTATCCCAAACAGTTCCTGAGCCAATATAACTACTTGGTGATAATTGTAGTTGTAAGTTTGATGTTACGATACTAGGTGTTGCCGATGGTGTTGAGGTTTTTGTTGTAGTTGGTGTGTTAGTTGGGGTAACTGTTGGTGTTGGTGTGGGTAATATATATTTAGCACTATCATAATTATAGTTTTGTAACACTTGAGCCCCCGATAAACCAATGTTGTAAATTTGAACCGCACCTAATCTATAAGAACAAGCGGAAGTTGTTGTTGTCAAATCCGTAGTGGATGGGTATCCGAAATTGAAATACATCGGTAAACTAGGCCCTAAATTGTATGGTGTGTCTCTCGAATAGGTTGATATTCCAACCATTGTTCCGTTTACATACGCAGTAAGTGTGGTCCCATTATATGTCCAACCAACATAATACCAATTATTCAGAGAGTGAGTAATGGATGATGTTATTGGTGCAGGACCATTGATAGTGTATGGCCAAACTCCGAATAAAAATCTATCACTAGAATCCCTTTGAATTTGAACATCGAACCAACCAAAGTCAGGTGAAAGAGAGCCTTGTTCAGAATAAATTATACCATTAGATGTTGGGTAAATCCAAAGGAAAGTAGATTGAGCCGTTCCTGTATTTACAGGTGATAAGTATGGGTTAATATTTGATGTGTATATATACTCAGATACTCCACCATCAATAGTTAGATATTTCGGAGAATCGTTTGTGTATGAAATAACACCTGTCATTGTCCCATTTATATTACCTTGTAAGTCAGTTATTATTGACCCACTACCACTATAAGAACTTGTGTTTTGAATATCCCAATTCATTATCAATCCTGATGATACTATAGAGTTAGTTGGTGTTTGAGTATTTGTTGGGGTAGAAGTAGGAGTTGGAGTTTCAGTAGGTGTGTTGGTTGGTGTTTCTGTAGGAGTATTTGTAGGAGTTTCTGTAGGAGTATTTGTAGGAGTTTCAGTTGGTGTATTAGTTGGGGTTGGTGTTGGAGGTGCTATTGAAACTGAACAAGTTATATCATATGATGAAACATAAATATCATACACCCCATATGGGTAATCTGTGAAATAAACATACGGTATTGTTTGTGGTCCGATGTTTATCGTACCACCAGTAAGTGGGTAAAAAGTGATATCCCCAACTTGTCCGTTGTAATTAATACTTGCTATGGTTATTGATAATGACATTATAAAGGGTTAGTTATTTTAATATTTAATTCTGAAGGTTCACCTAATACATTTTTTAATGTATCACCATAAACTATGTAATAAAAATCATCCGTCTCATAATACTCGTATTCACACCAACTTTTAGATAAACAACCTTCTTTAGGGTATCCATAAAATTGGTCACATAATTTAGTGGCTTCTTTAGCCTCATTTTCAGTTGTATATTTATAACCTAATACTATCATATTAATATGTGTTATAAAAATTGTTTATGTTGGTCTCAATACCTACTTTATTTACCGATTGGTCTGTATTATAGAACACAAATTCATTAACCCCACCTCTAAAATATAATGCACTTGACCCAGTTCTACCCGCGATATGAGTAAGATTAATTGGTGTCAACGACGCCCCCAAATCTTGTGAAGGTGCACCATCTTTAGAAATTAACATTCTACCCGTTGAGAAGTCAAAATAACCTAAGTGAGATAATAAATCTTCGCCCGTTAAACTAAATGCCAATACTCCGTCAAAGAATCCAAGTCCTTGAGCATCAACGAAAGAACCGTTATACCAAGCTCCACCGATTGACCCGCTAGACCCGAAGAATATGTAGTTAATATTATTTTGAGAAAATACTTGACCTAAAGTAAATGCTGCGGTTATTTGTATATTTGTTGTTAAACTTAATGGGGCTTTTGCCATTGATTCAAAAAAAGAGTGTAAGTAAGGGGTTATTTGATAATTACCATCTTTATCTAATAGTGCCGTTCTAGTCCCATTTATAACAACACCTTGTTGTTGATTTGGGGTATATTGATAAGCATGGTTGTCATTACCTGATTGGTCATACCAAACAACAACATAACCAGTACCATTAACTCCTTGATATAAACCACCTGTAAAAGACCAAGAACCATAAGGACCTGTTACAAAATCCATTAATGCTGGTGAATCTAAAACCACTTTACCATTTATTGTGGTAAAACCAATGTCTAATTCGGTATTATCAAAATTTCTTCTCACTCTCATGCAAGGACCTGAATATGTTGATGATAATTTTCTAGCCGAAAAAGCCGCAACTGAATTAGGGTAATTATCTAATAAAAATGGTGACGGAGTTGTTGGAGTGTTTGTTGGTGTGTTAGTAACTGTCGGTGTTGGTGTTTCTACTGGAAAGTTAATCTGTAAAGTAAAATCACATTGGGGTGATGGTGTTTTAGTTGGGGTTTGTGTGACAGTAGGTGTCGGTGTTATTGGTATTATAGTTAAAAGAATGTCGCACTCAGGTGCTGAAGTTTGTGTTGGAGTTGATGTTATTGTTGGTGTTGTTGTATTCGTTGGTGTTTGAGTTGGTGTTTGAGTTGGGGTTTCTGTGTTGGTTGGCGTTTGAGTATTAGTTGGCGTATTAGTCGGAGTTTCAGTTGGGGTTTCTGTGTTGGTTGGTGTATTAGTAGGTGTATTAGTTGGGGTTTGAGTATTGGTATTAGTTTGAGTTTGAGTATTAGTCGGGGTTGAGGTATTAGCTGGGGTTTTAGTCGGTGTTGGGGTTTTAGTTGATGTAATACTAGGTGTTGGGGTTTTAGTTGATGTAATACTAGGTGTTGGGGTTTTAGTTAATAAACATGGGTCAATTGTTTTAGTTGGGGTTTTAGTCGGTGTTGGGGTTTTAGTATTTGTTGGTGTTACTGTCGGGGTTTTAGTTACTAAACAAGGATTAAATGTAGGTGTTGATGTTTGGGTTTTAGTATTTGTAGGTGTAGGAGTTTTAGTATTTGTGGGTGTAGGAGTAACGGTAGGTGTTGGTCTATACACATTCAATATATTAGGACAATCCGCATCTTCAACTAAGATGGTATATGTACCGTACACCTCTCTTGGGGGAATTAACAAAGAAGGTTCAAAATCAAAGGGTAATGTTACCTCACCTAAATTAATTGTAACTATATCATTATCAGGTTTAAATAATATGGTTGCTAATTCACCATCATAATTTATACTACTTATAGTTATTTTTAATGACATTATCCATTTTTAAAATTAAAATTTATTCTCTATCGCTAAACAAACTTCACCATTTTGTTTAATTAACTTTTCCATATCACTAAATGATATGAATGCGTGACCTGATTTTCCCCAATTTTTCCCCCAACTATTTTTAATTCTAAATAATTTTTTATTTTTATCCACCCCATTAATTACATAAGCATGTCCGCCAGTTAATTTACCAGTGACCCTCATTAAACCATTCTTATCAGGGAAAAACATTGACCTATACCAATTAGTTCCCACAACTACAGGGCCTTTAGTTAAAACAGTATCTATTAATACGTTAATATTATAAGTCCATAAATATGACGAAATCTTATTTGTATTTTTCAAGTACTTAGCGCCACCTCTAACTGATGTACCATTATAATTTTCACCAACCCACTCATCTAATTTTTGAGCTTCTTTATAAATTAAGGTTGGATTGATGATTGGGGATATACCCTCATGTTTAACTGGTCCGTCCTCAATCCAATGAGCCCAAGCATATCCAACACATTGAGGGGTGTTTTCTTGATTGCCCCACCATTCATCGGCGTCCCAATACTTAGTTGTTAATATTGTGTTTTTAAGTTTTAACTTATCCTCAATTAAATAATTTTTGTCTCTTTCGTCAGGAATATATACTCTTCCTAATGGATGAGGTATTTCAATTGATTCTTCAAGTATATCATTTGTATCAGTAATAACGTAAGTAAAATCATTAATTTCACATACCTTTGTTGAGCAATCAGGGCAATCAGGATTAAACATTTCAAATTTCTGATTTAGAATTTTGAAGTTGTGTTTAATTTCAGGGGCGGATAACGGAGACGTGTACATTCTAAATTGAGATATAGCACCTTCAAATGTTCCAGCAAAATTTTGCTCTATTAATATATTAGTTTTTAGACCATTAAATGTTGTTCCTGTTAAATCGTTAATTGGAAAACATTCAGGGTCTTGTATATAAGGCCCAAATGGTAACGTTGTTGATGAAAATGTTAAGTTTTCTCGTAATCCTTGAGTACCCCCACCCCACGAGATGTTAAATGGAACCCCAACTTGTTTTTCTTTATCAGTATCTAAAGCTCTGGGAATTAATTCCTCAAAATTCTCAATTGTATAAAATATTTTACCATTAATATATATTTTTAACCTACCTTCTCGGTAATTTTTTTCACTTATCCATCTATCATTTAACTTAACAATTTCAATTTGTTCAGCAGTTTTTCCGTCAACTTTAGTATAAGGTACATTAACCAAAGAAACCGTGTTATTAGCCAATGATTCTAAATAAAGTTTTTCAGTTATTGTATCTAAACCACCTCTAAATAATAAATCACATTCATCTAACCAATTGTATCTTTCCCACACAATATTAACTTGGAACCAATGTTCTTCCTCTAACCAAGCAGGATTTTCTTGTTCACATCTTGGGTATATAGGTGGGGTACAATAATCAACTATCGTATACCCTGTCGTGAATGTAACACCAGTGTTTTCACAAGAGCCCGTTGTTTGACAATCACCTGTAATTGATAACATTCTAACCCCTATTTGAGGGTTTTTAGGGTCACCGCATAATCTGAACGATATTGCGTTGGATAATGAATCAAACAATGGGTCCACCTCGCAAGTATTCTCAACTGATGTAAATCCTGTTGTTGAGCATTTACAATCATCGCAAGTATCACATTTAGTACATGTTGGTGTGCAAGTTGGTATTATAACACAATTGTCAGGTGTGGGTGTAGGTGTGGGCGATGGAGTTGGGGTAGGTGTTATTATAGTGTCACACTTATGTTCAAAACATTCCCATCCACACGTTTCACAAGTATAATCTTTACAGTCACATCCACAAGTTATTTTTTTCTCTCGGTTACCATTACATAAATTACAACCATAATTAACGTGTGGGTCGTGAATATTATTTACCGACCTAGGAGGGTAAACATATATACAACGACTATCCGTTATTGTTTTATTACAGCAAGCACAGGTAGTTAATCCCGTTAAAGGTGTTGTTACTCTTGTGTACCCTGTAAAACAATTTGGGGTACCATCAGCGTGATGATAAAATTTATTTTCCGCTCTAGTCCCAAAATAAAAGAATGTATTTTTATTATTAGGGTAAATTTCGTTTAAAGTTGTTTCATTGGGGCCAGGAAAATATTCATCAATTAATCTAGGTTTTAGAATCATCTCAACTGACCAACCTTTATTCATTCTTTCAGGTAAAATATCATAATCATACCCAAATAATTTATAGAACCCTTGATAAAACCCTCCATATAGTTCGTGGTATTTACCGACAAAAGGGTCGTTTTTACTTACAACTTCATATAATATAGTTTTATCAAAACCTGAAAATCTAATGTTAGGTGAACTAGTGTATCCTGTGGTTTGAAATAGTTTAAGTCTCCTATCAAAATTAAGTCGTGTAAACTTTAATGAGTCATTAATTAACCCATTAGTAAAATTTATGGTTTGTCCCGTCATTTCAGATACTAAACCATTATCAATACCTGTTAAACCAATATCACAAGAAGAATGACCTGTAAAACAATTTAAATCTAAATCATTAGTTTCATAATAGTTTTGAGAAACAAATATATTATTAAGATTATAATTTTTATATGTTAAGTTTAAACCTTGAGATGTTAGAGGATTATCAATATCAAAATAAACGGGTAATTTATTACCATATGTTTGAGCAATCAAATATGGTGAGAAAACAACCTCTTGATTGTACCCTTGTTCGTCAGACGTTAACGACATATCATATGACTCATTAACGAGTTTTACGCCCCAATTTGGATAAACATATTGATTTATATTTTGACCCGCCATCTTTTTTAAGATAAATACTCTAAAACGAAGTATTTATTATAAAAAAAAGTGATATGATAGAATATAATAAAGAATATTTCAGTAATAATTATTATTTCCTTTTAAAAGAAGGTTATGATAAAATATCGTTATTCTATTCTGTGGCCGAAACTTTAACTGAATCAAGAAAAAAAGACAAAAAAATAGTTTTAAGTAAAAAGAATGAAAAAAGTATTAAAGATTTGGTTGGTAAGTTTTTAAAAACAAAGAAGAAATTAAACCCAAAACAGATTGAAAAAAAATTCAAAGACTTAGATTCTGAAGGAGAAATTGAGGAATTGGTTGATGCTGATGGTACTATGTTAGGTTCTAATTCACCAATTCTTAATCAAAAGTTAACACCTAAAAAAACTATGGACCAAACTGTTGCAATGTCCAGAGTAACTAATGACCCTGTTACAAGAGGTTACCGTGTGTATTGGGGTGAGAGTGAAGATGAACAAGATAATGTTGTATCTGAGGTTGATTATTCTGATGCTTTTGGGTATGAGGAAACTAAAGATATGGATTTTGAAGATACTGTAGAGACTCTTGAAGATATGGGTGTTGATAATGGCGAGGAAAGAGCTGAGGAAATGGGTAAAGACCCTAAGTTAGAAAAGAAAAAAGTTAAAGGAGCCTTCATTAGACAGCGTTTAGTTGAAAAAGAACCGATTGAAGAAATACAAAGACAAAAAATGGTTAAGATGGTTGAAGACATTTTAACTAAAAAATCAAAAAAAGATGGTGATGTAGTTAAAACAGACTCCAACTCAAACCAAACAATAAGTAAATTTTTAAAGAGGAATTTAAAATCAATAAAGAAACTAGCCGAAAAAGAGGGGATTAGTTTAGACCAATTGATTAAAACTTTAAAATACGATGAATAAAGATTTATACGGACATACAGTTCCATTACCTGAAGACGTTGTTGGTTATTTAGACCAATGCTTTAATTCTGCCAATGGTGCTGATGAAACAACTGAAGGTTATAAACGAAATAAAGACCTAAGAGATAAAAAAGAAATTACGTATCAACAATTAAAAAGAATGAAAAATTGGTTTGACAATTTTAATGGTCATGAAAACGATTTATCATTTATATTAAATGGAGGTCATTACGTAAAAGAGTGGGTTGACAATACTCTGAACTCAATGAGAGAAAATTCTCGTTTACCAAAGGAAGTTAAATCAACTGTACTCCCAAATCAATTTATTCAACCTCACGAAAAAAATAACGTGAATAATATGAATAGACCGACTAAATCACATAAATCGGCAACAGAAAGATATGATACGGCAATAACCGAAAACTTAAAAAGAATAAACGATTTAATCAATAAAATAATATAATTATGGCAGTTAACGAACCATTAGATTTCAGTCAACCTAAAAACTCATTATCTGAAATCGCAGAATCGGAAAGAAAAAAATTGTTCCCTAAAAATGATTACAAAACAGAAAACCAATACTCGGCAGTTAATCCAGATGCGTTAGCGGATGGAGATGCTCAAGGTAAAGGAACTGGTCAGTTTTTAGATACAGGAAACCAAAATGCGGGAGGTATTCAAGACATAATTGAAAGGAAAGCAGAATTGGTAATAAATAAATATAAAATACAAAACCCTTACACAACTCCAAGTGCATAATGAAATTAATAGATACATTTAAGTCGGTATTATTAGAAGTCGCATCAATAGAATCATTAAGTGATGCAATTAATAAACGACGCAAAGTTATTATTTATTATGATGGTGATGAACCAGGAGGTAAAGGTTTACGTGAAATTGAGCCTGTTTGTTTTGGGTATAGTAAAGCAGATAACCCAGTATTAAGGGCTTGGGATAATTCGGGAGCGTCTCATACAGGATATAAAGGTGAACAACCATTACCTGGGTGGAGATTATTTAGAGTTGATAAAATCCTATCATTTAAACCAACAGGTGAGACATTTAATGAACCAAAACCAGGATTTAATCCTAATGGTGATAAAGGAATGGTGAGAGTTATTAGCTTAGTCACATTTGATAATACAGAAGAGAACATTGCTTAACAGTTAACTTTACTGTTATATTTTATCACATATTTTTTATAAAACATATTATTATGACAAACGAAAATGATTTAATACAAAAACTTATGGTGTCTAAAAAAATTATGGAACGACACGATACTATGGGTAGAGGTAATAATGGAATAAATAATTTTTCCACACCACAGGTAGAAAATTACGAAGCGCCTCAAGCAACTTACAATTTACCTAATGATATTTTAAATGAAAGTGAATTTCATACAACTAGTACTGTTAGTAAACCTCAACAACCAGTAACTAAAGATAGAATTATGTCATCAAAATTACCTGATGAAATAAAACAATTAATGATGGAACATCCAATTGTTCAACCAAATAACCCATTAACTGGTGGTAGTAGTATTTCATCTGAGTTAGCTGAAAAAGCTGCAAGATTAATGAACGTTAACGCAAAAGGAGAACCATTACCAAACACACAACAACGTAGACCGATTGTTAATGAGAGCATTTCAAATGGTATTTCCGCTGATGATATTAGAAGTATTGTAAGGGAGACTGTTGAAGAGGTACTAAAAGAAAATGGTCTTATGGTTGAGTCCACAAAAAAATCTAACGATGTTTTTAAATTTAGAGTGGGTCAACATATGTTTGAGGGTAAAGTTACTAAGGTTAGAAAAATTTCGGAATAACACGCACCCCTTTGTATTTTATTACATTGGTCAAACCTCCATTAATCGTGGGGGTTTTTTGTTTTCTATATTGATATAATGAAAATGGTCTATTATATTTTAGTTTATATAATTAAAAAATATGAAAGAAAAAATTAATGTGTTAGTCTTACCAAGCGATAAAACTGGTGTCGGAAAGTTTCGCTCAGTTGACCCCCATGTAATGTTACAAAATATGTATCCTAATGATTTTTATGTGGATATTGATTTTGAACCTAAAGTAAATGACCCTAATTATTGGAAAAAATATCAAATTGTTCATATCCATAGAAATGTTGGTTCATCTTATGAGGGGACTCAACAGTTGATTAACTACTTAAAATCCCAAGGAATTAAAGTTATTGTTGATTTAGATGATTATTGGTTACCAACAAAAGAACACCCAATCCACTCATTAATTGTTCAAAACAAAATACATGAAAAAATTGTTGCTAATCTAAAATTAGCGGATTATGTAACAACAACTACAGAAATTTTTGCCGATGAAATTAGAAAATACAATAAAAATGTGGTTGTTTTTCCAAATGCAATAAATCCAGATGAACCTCAGTTCAAACAACCAACATTAGAATCTGAAAGAATTAGAGTTGGTTGGTTAGGGGGGTCATCTCATTTACATGATTTAAAATTATTGGATGGATTTGTTCAAAAAAACTCAAGTATTAATGATAAAATCCAATATGTGTTATGTGGATTTGATATTCGTGGGACCGTAACTGAAGTTAATCAACAGACAGGTGAACAAAAACAAAGACCAATTAAACCTAGCGAAACCGTTTGGGTTAAGTATGAAGAGATTTTTACAAATAACTATAAAATTATTGACGGTAAATACAAAGATTACTTATTTGAATTTAAAGAAGATGAATACAAAAGTGATATTATATTACCATACCAAAGAGTTTGGACAAAACCTGTAACATCTTACGCTATGAATTACTCTAAATTTGATATTTCTTTAGCACCAATTAAAAACCATATTTTTAACAGGGTTAAATCTCAACTTAAAGTTATTGAGGCGGGGTTTTACAAAAAAGCGTTAATCGCATCTAACGTTGGTCCTTATACAATTGACTTGAAACATTCACTTAAAAATGGTAATTTTGTTGATGGTAATGCTTTGTTAGTTGACGAAACTAAAAATCATAGTGATTGGTCAAAGTTTATTAAAAAACTTGTTGAGAACCCTAATATGATTACCGATATGGGTGAAAGATTGTATGAAACTGTTAAAGACAAATACAATTTACAAAATGTAACCATTTTGCGAAAAGAATTTTACGAATCAATTATAAAATAAGATATGATTAATATTCCAATTACTAAAATTTTATTCTTAGACATTGAGACTGTTGGGGGTTGTCCTGATTACGAATCTTGTCAAAAATTTAGTCCCGAACTTGCGGACCAATTCAGTAAGTACTTTGATTGGTTTCAAAAAAGATTTCCAGAAGACGTAGGACTTGTTCCTGATGATGTTTTTATAAAACGGGGGGCATTGGTCCCCGAATTTGCAAAAATTGTTTGTGTGTCAATGGCATTTGTTATGGATAATGGTGATGTTAAAAAACAAACATTTTCAGGTGAAGATGAAAAGGAACTTTTAATCCAAGTTAGAAATCTTTTAGATAGATGTCATAAACTTGATTTTTATCTATGTGGTCACAATTTAAAGAATTTTGATATTCCTATGTTGGCTAAGCGTATGATTATTAATGGGATTATGCCATCCAAGATTCTTCCATCATATGATACAAAGCCATGGGAAGTTAAAGCGATTGACACTAAAGAAATATGGCAATACGGGGCTTATACCGCAATTGGGTCCCTTGATTTACTTTGCTCTTGTTTGGGGATTGAATCACCAAAAGGTGGTGAGGTGTCTGGGGCAAATGTCCACGATTCTTATTGGAATAAGAATATGATAAAAGAAATTGCCGAATATTGTGAGAAGGATGTGGAGGTATTAATAGAAGCTATAAAAAAATTAAAAGAACTAAAATGACAAATCCTGAAAATTACAATTTCTACAACGAAAAAATGAAAGAAATTGATGAGATTATGAAATTAACTAAAGATGATGACGTTGGAGATTTTGACTCAATAATGGACGAATTTGGTGTTGATTTTAGTGAAATTGAAAAGGCATTTAATGAATATGAACCAACACTTGATTTAGGGTATACTAAGTTAAATGAAAATGCAATTGACCCGTTCTATAATTATTCAAGTGATTCTGGATTTGATTTATATTCAACCGAGGAAATAGAAATACCTTCTTTTGGTAGAGTTTTAGTTCCGACAGGTCTTTCATTTGATATTAAAGATGGGTACGAAATTCAAGTTAGGTCTAAAAGCGGCTTAGCGATTAAACAAGGACTAATGGTTCTTAACTCACCAGGAACTGTTGACAATGGATATACAGGTGAAGTTCAAGTAATTGTATTTAACACAAATAATCACCCTGTAACGATAACTAAAGGTATGAAGGTTGCTCAAGCAGTTCTTTGCCCTGTTGTTAATGGAAAGTGGGTTAATTTGGTTGAAAAAGAAAAAATAAACGAAAAAGAAAGAGGTGATAACGGATTTGGAAGTACAGGGATATGAAAAGTAAAAAAGAAATAGAGTGTGAGATTGAAAAGGTGAAGTCTGAAATTGCCATGTCAAATATGAATGATGGGTGGTGGAATGGGTATATGACAGAAAAATTAGATAAGTTAAAGAAATTATTAGAAGAAAACGAAGATGATAACAATAATTTACTCAACACATAAAGATAAAGAATACAACGATAAGTTTAATGACCATCTTGTGTTAACATCAGGACTTCAATGGGTACAGGTTTTACCTTACGTAAACCATAACGAATACTCATTATCCGAACTTTACAATAAAGGAATAAAAGATGCCAAGTATGATATTGTTGTATGTTGTCATAACGATATTAAACTTGAAAAAAATTGGGGTAAAAAATTGTTAGAGGATTTTTCTAACAACCCTGAATTCGGTATAATTGGTAAGGCTGGTAGTTGTTATTTTCCTGAGTCGGGTGTGTATTGGGAAAGATTAAAACAAACTATGGTTGGTCAAGTTTATCATCATCCTGACGGTCATAAAAAGTTTTTAAGTAAATACTCACCAAAATTACCATTCTTAGTTCCTGTCGTAAGTATTGATGGTTTATTTATGGCATTTGACAAAACAAAGATAATACATAAATTTGATGAGACCATGGGACGTTTCCATTTTTATGACCATAGTTTTTGTTTACCTAATTATGTTGATGGTGTTAAGATAGGTGTTACCTCATCATTTGAAATAACCCACCAATCGGTTGGGAAACCGAATCAAGAATTTTATGAAACCAAAGAAAAATTTATTAATAAATTCAGGTCAATTTTACCGTTAGATTTAAAACCTGAATCAATATATGTTCCTGAAATTAAAGAAAAACAAATTAAAAATGTTGGTAAAGTTGCGGTCATCAT